CCGCTCCCACAGGGCGCGGGGCTCCTCGTCACTCCACCTACGGATGATGTCGGCGACAGCACGGCAGCCCTCGGGGCGGGTCAGCACGGACCACACGCGGGACCAGGGGCCAGGGTCGCACAGCAGCACGGCGTCAGCGCCGATGCCGGAGCGGAGGCCGAGCACTTCGAGGATGGCGTGGGCGTAGCCCCTCTTTGATCCCATGTAACTTATGGGGGGCTTGGCATGGGGCCCGCCGAGGAGGCGGAGGGTCACCGCGGCGGACCCGCAGCAGAGCTCGGCGAAGAGCGCAGGGCGCCTCACTGTCCCCTCCGCAGGTCCGCCGGTGTCTCGGGCTGCTCAACCACCGACACGGCGTCGGCGTAGGCGTAGGCTCGCCGCTGGTACTCGGCGCACGCCGGACACAGCGCGTGGGCCAGGCCGGCGTCCTTCACGCGGCTGTCCATGGGCCACACGAGGTGGCATCCGGTCGACCAGGCCCGACCGTAGCCGGGGAGGTCGATGGTCAGGGCGAGGTGGGCGACCTGCTCGCCATCGCGGCGAATGCGGCGCGGGGTCCTCATGCTGCCTCCGCCCTGGCTCGGTCGGCCTCGGCATACAGGCGCCGGACCAAAGCCAGATCCACCTCGTCCTCGGCGAGCAAGCGGTGGAGGGCGCTGGCCTTGTACGGGCGCGGGATGGTGACCCCACGGATCCAGGAGCTGACCTGAGACTGGCTCGTCCGGACTCCAGCGCCGTGCAGCAGGTCGACCAGGGCCTGCTGCGTGAATCGTCCTTCGGTGCGGGCGGCCATCCATGACCGGTAGTCCATCTTCACTCCATTCACCAGATGACTATCCATGGTCATCCCGGAGCGCAACTGAGTTAGTCGCTACACAACTAGACGCCACCGGTAGCCGCCGGAGAGGTCAGAATCTGACCGCATCGAGCCGGCCGGCCATGGATCTCGAAATAGCCCAGGTCTGCAGCGGGCGCCCCAAAAAATATTCACGAGGTGTTTGACGTGCATCACGAACCTTCATAGTCACCCTATGACTGGAGGCCATAATGCACCCACACCTCGACGATCTCATCCTCGCCATCGACGAAGCCACCCAGGGCCACACCCCCGGCTCCGACCGCCACCAGGCGCTCGTCGAGGCCGCCAACCGGGCCGGTGACTACGTCTTCTGGACCTACGAACCGCCCGCGCGCCGCAACCGGATCCTCGCCGAGGACGCTCTCCGCGAGGTCGAGCGCTTCGGGTACATCCCCGAGGTGCAGGCCTTCCTCAGGGCCGCCGGCGAGGAGAAGCCCCCGGCCGCGCTTGCCCCCTCCGTCGTGGCCCCCGGGCCGCTGTTCGGCGGGGTGGCAGCATGAGCGCCGCTGACCGCCTGTACGAGGCCGTCTCCCGCTGTCGTCAGCGCTCCGACCTGCGCGACGCCACCGAGCTCGCCAACAGCCTCGTCGGAGCCATCGAGCGCGGCCGGTTGACCCAGGCCGGCCTGCGCCTGGACGCCATCCAGCACATCCAGCGCCGACGCATGGAGGACGGGCTCGACGACGACCCCGACCTCGTGTCGGTTCTCACCTGGGGGCACATGGCGCTGTCCGAGGCGCACCGGACGGCCTCACTCACCCACTCGCGGCGCAGTTTCGGCGCGCGGCACGCATCGTCATCGCGCAGTCGATGACCGAGGAGGCATGATGGTCTGGGTCATCTACGAGAATGGCGACAGCTACCTCAAGCGGGACGCCCCGGACAGCGCCGAGGCAAGGGTCGAGGTTGCACCAGGCTCTGGCCGGATGCGCCTGTCTGGCAGTGCCGTCGTGAGCAAGGGCGGCGGGTGCTTTTACTCTCTGTGCACCTACGACTCGACCACCCTGCTCCAGGGCCACTGCGCCACCACGTCGGAGGGTCGCGCCATCGTGGAGCGGTACATTCTGGAGCACGGCGATGCTCTGGAGGCCCTCGCGCAGGCGGCCTTCGGCGCGCTGGGCTCCATCTACGGAGCCTTGGCGCGCGCCCTCGTCGAGCGTGACGACGCGCTGACCTACGCCGAGCGACGACTGGACGACATCCAGGCCGACCTGCTCGAGCATGGGGTGGAGTTGTGACCCCCCTCCAGCGCGAGGCGCTTTCGTGGTGCATCTGCGGCGCCTGGGGCGGCATCGTCGGCGGCATCCTCTACCTCTACCTCTCGACCCCCTGGTGACCCCATGATCATCGAACGCTACGACCGCGCCGGCTGGCTCGAGGCCCGCCGCGCAGACCACCGCATCGGCGGCACCAGCGCCGCAGCCGTCCTCGGCGTCAACAAGTGGCGATCCGCCTGGGACGAGTACGGACAGCGCATCCTCGGCCACGTCGAGGACCACGACGACGCGACTCTGCGCCGCTTCGCCCTCGGCCACAGGATGGAGCCCATTGTGCTCGCGACCTACGAGGACGAGACGGGCCACGCCTACGAGCACTGCGACGACCTGCTCATCGTCCATCCCGAGCACCCGTGGGCCGTAGCCTCACCTGATGCCATCGCCCCCTCGCTGGAGGCTCCCGAGTTCGGGATCGAGGCGAAGATCAGCGCCCGCTACGACCAGTGGGACAAGACCGGCGGCGAGATCGCCAGCGTGGCCGACTACCACGAGGGCCTCTTCCCGAGGCAGTACGCGATCCAGTGTTACTGGTACCTGGAGTGCACGGGCCTGCCCTGGTGGGACCTCGTGGCGCTGGTCGGGCACGACCTCATCATCTACCGCCTCCACCGCGACGAGGACGCCCAGCGCCGCCTGCTGGAGCGCGTGAGCGAGTGGCGAGAGCGGCACCTGGTGGGCGAGGAGCCTCCGCCGATGGACGGGAGCGCGGCTGCCGGGCGCTACCTCCTCGACCGCAGGCCCACCGAGGACGCGCGGGAGGCCGACAAGGCCGAGGCCGGCATGGTGGAGGAGTGGCGCCGCCGCAAGGCCGCCATCAAGGCCGACCAGACCGAGGCCAAGCGCCTCCAGCACCTCATCGACGAGCGCATGGGCGACCACCGCCGCCTGCTCATGGGCGACGGGAGCCGGGTCCAGCGCGTGGACGTGGCCGGACGCAGGAGCATCGACGCCAAGCGGCTCCGGGCCGACCACCCGGAGATCGCAGACGAGTACACCAAGGAGGGCCGGCCTAGCTGGTCACTCCGTTCCTATGGAGAGCCCAAGTGAACAAGCGAACCGCCAAAGACTTCAAGGCCGACGTACTCGGCATGGCTCACACCATGCTGGTTGAGTGGGTCGGCGAAGAACGCGCCCAGGAGGCCGCCGGTCGCGTGATGGCCGCCCTGTCGGCCTCGGCCATGGCCGCCCGCAATCCCCAGGACTTCTACGACTGCACGCGGATGAGTGTGGCCCAGGTCATCGCCGTCGCCGGACTCACCGGCATCATGCCAGGGACCGGGCCCGCTGCGCTGGCGTATGCCATCCCCCGCCGGCCCCGCATGGGGGAGCAGCCCCAACTCCAGTACCAGCTCTCTCACCGCGGCCTGGTGGCCCTGGCCCGCCGCGCCGGCGTCACGCTAGTCGCCATCCCGGTGGGCCACGAGGACGAGCTCGATGTGGAGCTGGGCGAGGTCGTCAAACTCGACATCGACATCGACAACCCGCCCACCACCTGGGAGGAGTTGCGCGGCATCGTCGTGTCCGTCAAGGAGCAGGGCGTGCGTCTGTTCACGGGCTGGGTGCCCCTCAAGGTCATCGCCCAGCGTCGCGAGGGCTCCGACAGCTACCGCTACGCCGAGCGCAAGGGCGGCTGGGCCAAGGACCGCTCCACCTGGCACGTCTGGCCGGTCGAGATGAGCATGAAGACGGCACTCCACTACGCCGTGAGTCGTGGGTGGGCTGTGGTGGACGACACCGAGGCCGTCCGCGCCCTGTCCATGGACTCCCGGGCGGACATCATCGACACCTCCGCCACCCCGGTGAAGATCCCGACCACCGGCGCCGCCGCCCTCGGCATCGTCGACGAGCCCGCGGCCCTCCCCGAGCCCCAGGATGACCCCGACGACGAGATCAATCGACGCCACGAGGCGCGCGAACCCGTGCGCGTCGAGACTGTCACCGAGAACCACGAGGACGGGCCCCCCATGTAGGGGGCTCCCGCCTGGGAGAGGCCATGTTCACAGCCATCCGCATCAAGGGCCTCGGCCCGTACACCGACTACGAGCAGGTGCTGGACCCGAGGGGCTCCAACACCGTCGCCGGCCCCTCGCAGTCGGGCAAGAGCACCCTCCTCGAGGCCGTGTGCTTTGCCCTCTGGGGCACCGACAGCCGGGGCAAGCCCTTCCCGGCCGACGCCATCCACGACGGCAGCAAGCGCGCCGAGGTGGAGTTGGTCACCGCCCGCTCGACCATCCGGCGCACGATGACCCGCAAGCGCAGCCAGACGCGGACCATCACGAGCGACGACGGCCCGCGCGAGTACACCTCTGAGGCCGCCTTCCAGGCCGCGATCAAGGGGCTCGGCAGGCAGGTGGGCAAGGTCCACGTCGGGCGGCTGCTCGCGGTCCCCATGGCCTGGGTGGAGCTGGCCGAGGGAGCAGGCGGGGGCCGCCCCCTCCGCAACGCACTCGCCGCCATCCTGCCGGGAGAGGACGCCGACGAGGTGGCCCGCCTCATGGCCGAGGCCGGGCAGAAGTCCCGCGAGGGCGACCCGACGACGACCAATGCCGCCATGGATGACCGCCGGCAGGCCCGCCGACGCCTGGACCACGCCAGCGGCTCCCTGGAGTCCGCGCGGGAGACCCTGGCCTCCCTGGAGCACCAGGAGGGCGTGGAGACCGTGACCCCCGAGCAGGTGGTGGAGGCCCAGGACACCCTCCGCGCCGTGGCCGCCTGGGACGAGTACCTGGCCGAGCGCCAGGACCACCAGGAGCAGGAGGCGCACATCGCCGACTGGGACCGCCGCGCCGCCGAGCTCGGGGAGCGTCCCGAGGTGGACGTGGGAGCCCTGGCGCGCGCTCGGGACGACGTGCACGCCGCCCAGAGCCGGCTCGAGGTGGCCCAGCGGGCCGAGAGCGCGGCCCTGGTGGCGCTGCGTGCCGCCGAGGCAGCCTCGAGCCCACAGGAGCCCGCCTACGTGGACGAGGCATGCCAGGCCGCCGGGAGGGCCGAGCGCAAGGCCGACGAGGCCCGCGCCGCGCTGGAGCAGGCCAAGGACGGGCGCTGCCCCACCTGTGGCTCTGATGGCTACATCGACACCGAGGCTCTCCTCGCCGAGGTCATGCGCGCTGAGCAGGCCCACGAGCAGGCAGAGACCGCATGGCAGGAGGCCCGCGACCGTGGCCGCGAGGAGATGGACCAAGCCAGGGCGCAGGCAGAGGCAGCGGTCATCGACGCCCGCGACACCCACCAGCAGGCCGAGGCTCGGGTCCAGGAGGCCCGAGACCGAGTCCTCAAGAGGGAGCGGGTCATGGACGCCCTCACCGACCAGCAGGCCGACCAGCGCGCGTGGGACCGCGCCCAGCAGGCCCTCGGCGAGCGGCCCGAGTCCGCGCCCACGCCCGAGCGGCCCGAGGTGGACCGCCCCGAGGAGGGGGCCCAGACCGTGGCTCGCACCCGGATGGACATCGCCCGCACCCAGGACGCCCTCCGCGAGCGTGCCGCCCAGCAGCTCCAGGAGGCCCGCGGCCGTGTCTCCGCGGCGGAGACTGCCATCGCCAGTGCACAGGCCGACGTCGACCACTACGAGGCCCTGGTGGACGCCCTCCGCCGTGCTCCCTCCGAGCGCCTGCGCCGCGGCCTGGACGCCCTGGGCGACCTCGGGCCGGTCACCATCGAGGTCCCCGAGGACTCCGACGGTGTCCACGTGCTCGTGGACGGTCGCAGCTGGGGCCGCGCCTCGACCGGACGGCAGATCGTCGCTGACCTGCACCTGCGCCTGGCCCTGCGCCGCGCGCTGCGGTGGGGCTGGTGGCCTGTGTGGGTCGACCGGGTCCAGGACTGGTCTGGGGACTTCCCCGAGGCTGCGCCCGCGGTCTACCTGCGGACGGTGGAGGCCGAGCAGGCCGAGGCGGTGGCGGCATGAGCTGGCTCCGCGGCATGGAGATCTCGGTCATCGACACCGAGACGACAGGGCTGGATCCGGAGAGCTCGCATTTGGTCGAGGTGGCCGTGGTCCACCTCACCCTCGGCGTGGGCGAGCCGTCGGTGGCCTACTCGACGCGGATCCGTCCGCCCGTGCCTATCCCGGCAGGGGCGACGGCTGTGCATGGCATCGCCGACGAGGACGTGGCCGACGCGCCCACCTTCGCCGAGGCCCTGCCCGACCTGTGTGCCGCCATCCGAGGCGTGTGCGCAGCCTGGAACGCGCCGTTCGACTTCGGGCACCTCTCGGCCGAGATCGGGCGTCTGGACATGGAGCCCTCTGGCCCGCTGGCCTGGCCCTGGCTGGACTCGATGGTCTGGTCGCGGGAGGTGGACCGGTACTCGAAGGGCGGGCACTCGCTGGCCGCCGCGGCGGCCAGGCACAGGATCGCCTACCCCGCCCACGGTGCGGCGGCCGACGCCATGGTGACCGCGCTACTGCTGCCCAGGCTGCTGCGGCGGTGCTGGGTGCTGCCCGCAGGGCACTGGAGCGACATCGAGAGCCTGGCCCGCTGGCAGGAGGATCTGGCTCTCCGTCAGGAGGCGGACCTTGGGCGGTGGCTCCTCACCAAGGGCCAGGTCCGCAGCGACTGGCCCTGGCACGCTCTCGCCGGCGTGACACCGCCGTCGCTGGCCCTGCCCGAGCCCCGGGTGCGAGTGGGGGCCGATGGGACGGTCGAGGAGGTGGTGGCATGAGACTCACCCACCGACGCCTGGACCTGCTCCTGGCCCTCGATGAGCAGCCCGTCACGCCCGCGGAGTACGCCGCCGATGTCGGGGTGAGTACCCGTCAGGTGCGGTACGTCGTCGCAGGGCTGGCCGACCTCGGCCTCATCAGACGGCCCGCCAGGGGCCGGAGGCCCCTCACCCTCACGCGCCGAGGACGGGCGCTCATCCAGAGGAGGACCGCATGACGACCCCCGCCAAGCACACCCGCGCCTTCCACGCCCTCTGCTGCGTCTACGACGAGCCCGGGGCGCTGACCGTGCGCGACATCGCCGAGGACATCGGCGTCGAGCCCAAGAATCTCAGCAGCGAGGTGAGCCGCCTCATCCGCGCCGACCTGCTCGACCGGGACGACGAGGGGCGGCTCTACATCACCCCGGATGGCATCGCCCATGTCGAGGCGCTCATGGAGGTGGCGGCATGACCCGCGAACTGCCCCTGCTCTGCACCGGCTCCGTGGTGCGCGCCATCCTGGAGGGTCGACAGACCGAGGACCGGAGGCCCGTGAGGCCACAGCCAGAGCCCGCAACGGCTCATCCCGGGTGCCGAGGCCACGCCAAGATGGCGGGGCAAGAGCCTGGGCCGCTGTGGCGGTGGTACTGGGAGACCCCAGCGGCGCGTGGCAAGCCGCACCATGACTGGGGAGACATCCTGCGCTCCCCCTTCGGTTCGCCCGGGGACCTGCTCTATGTGCGGGAGGCTCTCCGATGGGCCATCCACTCACCCCTCTACGACGCGGACGGGGAGCCCGTCTGTGACCCGTCGTGGAGGTGGCCGAGCAGCGAGAGTCCACGGCGCGCAAGTCTGCGCCGCCCCTCCATCCACATGCCCAAGCGGCTCGCCCGAATCTGGCTCCGCGTGGAGGACGTGTGGGTGGAGCGGGTGCAGGACATCACGCGGCTCGGGTGCGTCGCCGAGGGCTGGCCGTTCGACGAGCGGCAGCGGCTCGGCGTGGACATGGCGCGCGCCGGACTGGACGACGCCAACATCTCCGACGCGGCGTGGGAGTGGTTCGCCGTACTCTGGGACTCCCTCTATGCCAAGCGGGGGCTCGGGTGGGACGCCGATCCCTGGGTGTGGGTCTGCCGCTTCTCGGTCGCGTCGACCACGGGGAGGCCGACATGACCGAGCGCTGCAACATCGCTGTCTCCCACCCCGGCCTCGGTGGCGACTCCCGGCGCGACTACTCCGTCGGCACCCACCCGCCCGTGGGCGACCCCTGCGCAGTCCCAGGCTGCCCCCTGCGCGGCATTCACTCGGTGAGTGTGGGCCGAGGCGAGTACGTCCGGGTCTGCGGTGAGCACTACCGGGCGGTCACCGTCGGCGAACTCGAGTTGCGCATGGCCAGCGAGGAGGAGCCCATCGACCTGGAGGCCATCTCTCGCCTGGTCCGTGCGGTCTGGGATGAACCCGGCGTCATCGCCGCCCGTCTGGCCCAGGAGGTCGGCATCGACCTCCACACCCTGCGCGCCCATCTGCCCGCGGACACGGTCCGACAGGTCGGCGCCCGCCTCTACCCCGTCCAGAGTTCTGGACGCCCAGACGCACATCCGTCCAGGACTCTGGACACCGACCCGCCCGCCCCATCGGAGGAGCAGGCACCCGACCCGGAGGACACCATGCACCGCGACGACCTGACCCCCGCCCAGCGCGAGACGCTGGAGGCTGTGACTGCCCATCCCGGTCTCATCACCTCTGAGCTCGCCAGAGTACTCGGGATCTCTGTCCCGGCCGCCCGAGGCCGACTGGTCAAGCTGGAGCGCCACGGCTACGTGGTGCCCACACCCACCGCGACCGAGGACGGGCACCGCACCCACCGCTGGACGGTGACCGAGGAGACCCCCGAGCCCCCGCCAGCTGACCCTGCCCTCCTGGCCAAGGCCAACCGCGCGCTGGTGGAGCAGCTCGCGGAGCTCCGCACGGAGCGGGACGACCTGCGCAAGGACCTCGAGGTGGTCTCCAAGGCCAAGGCGCGGGCCGAGGTCGAGACCATCCGGAGCCGACTCGCCGAGGCTCGCCGGGATCTGGAGGAGCGCAAGCGGAACTGGTCCGAGCTGGACGAGGAGGCCAGCAAGTGGAATGCCGTCGGCGTGGAGTTGGGGAGCATCCTCACCGGCGACCCCGAGGCCACCATCGACCGCGAGCACCTCGCTGCCCTGGCCCAGGGCGTGGTGGAGCAGCGCGACGCCGCCCTGGGCATCCTCGGACGCCTCTGCCACCAGCTCGGGGTGGCGGTGGAGGCCAACGACCAGGCCATCAGCGCAGCCCCGAGGCTCTCGAGGGTCATCAGCGGCCTGCAGGAGGCGTCCGCCGACGTTCGGGGCCTGGCCGACAAGGTCGACGCCCTGGAGCAGGACCTCGGAGCCCTCCACCAGATGGCCTCCGTGCCCTGCTACATCGAGATCGCCGAGATGCAGACGCGCCTCGGCGAGAAGGCGTGGACAGCTTGGACGGAGCGAGCCAGGACCATCCGCAGGGACGCTGAGCGAGTGCCCACCTCGCCCGCCCAGCTCGACCTCTGGGACCTGACCGAGTCCGCCCTCGACGGCAACCGCCGCGCCGTGCTCCAGCTCCTGGTGCTCGCCGGGTCTGCGGTGGTCGGGGAGGCGGCATGACGCGCGCCGCCTACGTCCCGCTCAGCCTCGTGCGGTCCCTCCAGACCACCCACCCTGGACAGAGGGTCGGCCTCTCCCCTGGCGTGCTCGGTGTGCTCTTCGTCTACGAGGACATGGAGCGGCTCCGGGAGGACTGGCCCGAGTCCGACGTGATCACGATCTCCTACGAGGAACCCGACGAGGTGACCCCATGACCTGGATCCAGACCTACACAGGCCGGGCTTTTGAGCCGCTCAATCCAGACCCTGACGACATCGATCCGCTTGACATCGCGCACGCGCTCTCGATGGTCTGTCGGTTCACCGGTCACACTAGACGCTTCTACTCCGTGGCCGAGCACAGCGTCCGCGTGTCCTGGCTCGTCGAGGAGATGGGCGGCCCTATGGCCGGGCTGTGCGGTCTGCTCCACGACGCCTCCGAGGCGTACATCGCCGACGTGGCGCGGCCGCTGAAGCACTCGCCGACCATGGCGCCCTATCGAGCAGTCGAGGCGCGCATCCAGGATGTCGTGCTCTACCACTTCGGCATCACTCCCCAGGAGTGGAACGAGCACCACGGCGCGGTCAAGCGAGCCGACAACGTCATGCTCGCCACCGAGGTGGTACAGCTCATGCAGTGGCCTCCGCCGCAGCCGTGGGCCTTCGACGTGGAGGGGCTGGCTCTCATCTCTGGCGCAGACAAGGCCGCCACTGGACTCGGGTGGCACCCAAGGCGCGCCAGGACAGAGTTCCTCTACGAGCTCGTGGGCCTCTGGAAGCGTCTGGGCCGTGACCGTACCGGGCTCAAGCTGGTGGCCCCATGACCTCCACTCACGCCCTGATGGGACCGCGCCGGGCGGCCCCCGGCACCTCAGAGGACACCCGAGCGACCAGGGGCGGTGGGGAGGCTCGACCTGGGCCTGACGCGCCCACCGCCCTCCCTCGGCTCTGCGGCGCCCGCGCTCGCTGCGTCACGCGCCACGACGAGCTGGAGGCACAGCGCCGGGGCCACCTGTGGCCCACACCCACACCGCTCTACTGCTCCCGCCGCGCGGGCCACGACGGCGACCACGCCGACCTGCGGGAGTGCATCTCGTGGCCGAGGGAGGTGTCCTGATGGCCCGCCGTTACACCTACGAGATCCGCTGGGTCAAGGACGGCATTGTCCGCGCCCGCATAGAGCACCTGGGCCAGGAGTGGGCCCGCGGCTTCTTGCACCGCCACAGGACCATGCCGGGCCCGAAGCTAGGCGCCCAGCTCGTGCGCGTTGACACAACGCCGCTCGGCTTGGACAAGGTCCTCGACGAGGTCCGCGAGGAGACGGAGGTCTCCATCGGCATGGTCGCCGGCTTCCCGTCGGCCAAGCAGTACCGGGATGCCGCAGCCAAGGCCATCCGCCTCGCCTGGAGGTCGGGCTACTGCGCAGCCATCGAAGACAAGCGCACCGGAGACTGGCCCGCTGTGGGCGAGGCCGATGGCTGCCACGACCCGGAGCAGTACCTCTGGGAGGTGGAGCAGGGTGAGCCGGCATGACCGACGACACAACCATTGCCGCCCTGGCCCGCAAGGCCGCTCGCTGCGCCTGGTGGTACAGACACCACGCCGCCATGCGCTCCGCCACCATCTGCGAGCGGGAGGCCGAGGCCGAGGCTGACGCAATGAGCGCCATCTTCGACCCGAACGTTGGCCACGGCTACACCACGCCCGACCCTGGCCCGCCCTGCTGGAGGCCGGTCCGCCTGTCTGTGGGCGAGGACTGCTTCGGTCCTGTCGATGAGTGGGGGCCCTATGGGGGCGACCGGGATGAGTGGTGTGAGCCGTGCCAGAGGTGCCAGCACCATCACGAGGAGATGCTGAGGTGGGGAGCGCTCGCGAGGACTGCGAGGGGCCGCCTCACGCGCGCGCTCGACCGAGAGGCTGGACGGCCAGGGGCCGCGAGCGGCGATCTGCCCAGGCCGGTGTCACCATGACCCACCTCCGCCTCACCACCCACGCCATCGCCCGCTGGAGGGAGCGCGTGGGCCACAACCGAGACAGCGCCCGAGCCGGCGCCGAGCTCGCCGCGGCCCAGCGCCACGCCTGGAAGCTGGACCGGCGCATCGCCCACCAACTCATCCCGCGGCTCACCCTCCACAGGGACTCCGGCCGCACCATCTACTACATCGCCCCGTCCAGCCCGCCCGCCATGCTCCTGTGCCGGGGCTCGGTCATCGTTACCGTCCTGCCGCTCACCGAGGAGCAGCTGGCCGACCTGGTGGTCTGGTCCATCTGGGGGCGGCTGCCTGACCGAGTCCAGAGGAGGACCGCGTGAGCACCACCCACTACCTCGTCATCTACACAGGTCACGCCCTGGCCATCCCCCACGCCCTCGGCTGGGACCTGCCCGGCAGCCTCACCCAGCACGACCTGCACGAGGAGGCCGTGCGTCAGGTCCTCGCCTGGGAGGGCGACGAGGAGGAGGCCCGCTCGGTGTGGGCGCTCTGGTGTCGGGTGCTCCGGTGGTGCGACACCCACCCCGGCCCCTACACCCACGGCACCGACTACCAGGGCGAGGTCACGGGTGCCGCGTGGGTGTACGACCTTCCGCCCGTGGACCCGTGGGCGGACCCTGACCGAGACACGGCGCTGCTGCTGCGGCTGTGGGAGACGGAGCGCGAGGTGGAGCGCATCCTCGATGCCGTCGAGGCGGGGGTGAGGCTCGGGAGGCATCGGGAGCGAGCGGATGTGGTGGCTTGGCTGCGGGAAGAGGTCGACGAGACCGAGAGCAGAGGCACCTACAAAGACGGGATATGGGCGGCGGCATACGAGGCGGCCATCGACGCTTTCGGTGGCGGCGAGCACCTGGAGGTGACCGATGCCGAGTGACCTGACGACCGAGCGGCTCCGGGAGTTGGCAGGCGCCGAGTACGAGGCACAGAGCCCGTGCATCTACCACGCCAAGGGGGGTTCTTGCTGGCTGGGCTCCGAGCACTGCGACAAGTGCTGGGAGGAGACCGATGTGCGGCGTCAGCGCCGAGACCTCGCCCAGGAGGTCCTCGACCTCCGCGATGAGGTGGAGCGGCTGCGGACGGAGCGCGATGAGGCCGCTGGCCTGCTCATCGAGGTGGCGTGTCGGGCGGGTTCAGCGCTGGCCCTGGTCGGTGAGACGAGTACCGACGGGGGCGATCTGGCTCTACGGCTGGCTCTGTGGCTGGCTCGCGAGGACCGCCGCCGCCGCATGGAGGTGAACGATGCCGAGTGACCTGGACACTGATAGGCTGCACGAGATGGTGGCCGACTACGAGGCTGGATGGATGGCACCGCTGGAGCGAGAGGCGCAAGAACTCGCCCTGGAGGTGCTCAGCCTCCGCGCCGAGGTGGAGCGGCTCAAGACCGAGGTGCGCCGCTACTTGGTGGCCTGCGGACCCCACATTGCGCCGTCATGGCGCGCTGGGCTGGAGGAGGCGTTGGGTGAGCGCGTATTCCTCGGACTGCGCGACAGGGAGGTGACCGATGGGCGCTAGCCACGCTGACCGGATGCGCATCGCCGAGTTGGAGGCCGCGATCCGCACGCTCTCCGAGGCCCTGCGCTCCAGTGAGACCGAGCTCGCCGCAGCCCACGCCCGCATCGCCGACCTCGAGGAGCGGCTGATCCGCATCGTCGAGGGGGTGGCCATGCGCGAGATGGGGATCGAGTGACGCATTGTGCGCCCACACAACCGGGGGCATTCAGTCAACGGCGACCACGAGCACCCCAGCGAGGACCACGCCACCCAGCCCGGCCAGCGCCATGTTGCGCTGGAGCCGGGCTCGCCGCGTGACGCGCTCGGGTACAGCGGGATCCTCTGGGACCAGCGCGAAGTCCGCCGCATGACCCCCGAAGAGGTCGCCGAGTGGAGAGCGCCATGACTCACATCTCCGGCTGGAACTACCACACCGCAGCCGTCCGAATCGGGCGCATGACCAGCTTCTGGGACTTCTTCGCCCCCGACGCCGAGGCGGCTGCCATCTACCACGCCCGCAACTGCGAGGACTACGAGTCTCGCACGGGCACCAAGGTCCACACCATCAGCATCCGGGAGAACGGATGATCGAGATCGGATCAACTTCGACAGGCCCCAACCCCATCGCAGCCGTCGCCGGGCTGTTCCCCGACCTGTCGGGGCGGGCCCTGGCCGAGGCGCTCGGCTACTCGCAGGCCCAGTGGCAGCGGTGGAGCAGCGGCTCCACCGGGATGCGCACCGACAGCCTGGTCCAGGTGCTCGCCAGCGTCCGCGAGGTCTTCTGGGTCGAGGTCGTCCTGACTGTCACCCACGAGGGTGAGTGGACCGCGACCGTCACTGACTAGCCCAAGGACGACGAAAACCGCCCCCACCGGCCGAAGCCAGCGGGGGCACAAGTGCTCAGTTCTGATGTGTCGTGGGCAGCTCTGGGGCCTAACAGATCAGTTCTGATGTGTTCCGCGTCAGTTCTGACGTGTTCCGATCTCGGAGAGCGCCCAGGCGGTGAGCGCCACGGACGCACCCACCTCGAGTCGCCCCGCCCACCGCTGCACCTGGGGGCGCTCCCACCATGGGAGCGGCTGGTCCAGCTGAGCGAGCTTCCACTCGCTCATGGCGAGCTCGGCCTCCAGGCGCCCCACGTCGAGGCGGTAGAGGTCGCCCAGGGCGCGGTGGGAGGCCTCTACCCGGAGGTGGTAGGCGTAGGTGGAGGTCGGCACGAGGACGCCGGAGCAGCGCACCAGGCCGTCTGCGTCGAGCAGCTCCTCAGGCACCGGGCGCCCGGGCACCAGGGCCACCTCGCGAGGGCACTGGTTGTCCAGAGGGGCGGGCTCGTCGGGGAGGCCTGGGAGCCACGGGGCGCCGTTCAGGATCTGGCCTTGTTCATGATCCACGAACACGGCCCCAGGCTGATCGTTGCCCGGATCGGTTGCGTTTCCCGAGACGGGAAACAGCGCGATCAGGAGCAACATCATGATCCCGATAGGGGAATCGCCCACTCGGTACGAGACGACAGTCGTCCCGGATCGAGAAGATGAGCGACTCGAACCGTCAAGGAATCCTTGTCGGTTCCCGAGCGGGATCATCGCCCCCTCCGTCTGCGCCCAAGCTCGGCGAGAGCCTCAGCCGGGTGCTGCGTGTCGGAGTCCAGGGCGTCGACCACCTGGTCCATGTCGTCCTCCAGGCGGTCCTCCACCTGGCCCCTGGCCTCGGTGTGGACCACGTCCACGGGGGCCACAGGGGGCGGCTGGAGGGCCTGGGCGCGCTGTCGCCGGCTGGTCTCGTAGACCCCTGCCCCGCCGAGCCCGACCGCGGCCAGGATCAGCGCCCGGGCCTCGGGCCATGCCCACAGAGCCACGAGCAGCCCCCCCACGAGAAGGCCCACGCCGAGGCCGATGAGCGTGGCACGCACGCGGGCAGGCAGGGACAGCCACAGGGCAGCCATGGGGGCCTCCAGAGGGTCAGGCGGGCCGGATGGTCTCCGCGATGCGCTGGGCGCCCTCGGTGGCCACGTAGGCCAGGGCCAGCCACAGCCAGGTCTCCTCACCCACGAGGCCGAAGGCGAGCAGGCCGGTGACGACCGCGAAGACGAGCAGGCGGCGGTAGCTCACCTGGCGCTGGGAGTCGACCAGGGCGTAAAGGGCGGAGCCGATGCGGGACAGGACGGCGCTCATGGCGTCTCCTCCAGGCGCTCGAGGCGCCTGTCGATGCTCTCGAGGGTGGCCTCGATGCGAGCGAGCGAGGGCCCGACGGGCTCGACCTCATCCTCCAGGCGATCGAGGCGTCGCTCCAGCTCGACCTGGTGGTCCTCGCAGGCCTGCTCGATGGAGTCGATCCGGGTGTCCTGGACGCCGGAGGCGTAGGCCCAGGTCCCGGCCGAGCCGAGCAGGGCCAGGAGGGTGCCGACGATGGCGACGATGGTGCCGACGGTGCGCAGGTCCAGGGTGGGGGGGGCGCGGTCGGCGGAGACGGTGGGATCAGGCACGGTCACTCCAGGACAGACGGGAGTGGGGCTCACGACAGCCCCAGGTAGCTGGCGATGGCTGTTCCGATGCGGACGCCCTGCTCTGCCACGGCCTTGAGGTGAGCATCGCCCTCGGCCATGTGCTCGATGTCATCCACGAGCGGGCCCTGCACCAGGATGTTGGGGCGGGCCACACAGGCGGCGATCTGGGCGTCGTGGATGGGCTGCACCATCGCCGTGTAGGCCGGCTGATCCGCGTACTGCCCGAGGCTGGTCGGGCACACCATGACCTTGGCGCCGGTCGTCGCGTGGTAGGCCTCGGCCATGTCGATCAGGGCCTGCTGGTAGCTGGCCTGCGCGTCCTCGGCAGTGATCTCGACGTCCTGCCAGAGGCCCGCGTCAAGCTCACCCTGGATGAAGACGACGAGGTCCAAGCGCTTCCGGCCCGCGCGCTCCCAGGCTGTGATGCTCTGGGCGTAGAGGTCGCCCGCGTCCGGGTGCCAGCGGCCCGCGTTGGTCGGGTCCTCGGCGAGGTAGTCGGCGCGTGGGTCCAGGCCGGTGCCGCCGTAGGCCTGGGCGATGACCCACACCAGGGCAGGCGCCAGGGCCGCGGCGATGGCGGACCACGGGCCTGTCTCGACCCGCGAGCCTGTGAAGACCTCCTCGGACGCCACGGGCGGAGGGAGCCAGTCGTCGGTGAGCACGCCGCGCTGGCGGCTCACGAGGTTGGGGGCCGGGTCTACGACCGTCACATCGCCGACCGCCTGACCGTCCTGCACCTGGTCGGAGGCGCCCACGCAAAGGCTCTGGCCGGCGGCCAGGAGGCGCACGACACGCCGACCCACCACGCGATCACTCCAGATCGGGCCACCGCTCACGCCTCCTCCACCAGGTCCGGCGCGATGCTGTACTCGGCCGTCCAGCCGACCTCGGCCTCACCGGCTGTCGTGTCGCGGCCGACGATGAGGGCCCAGTACATGGGATCGCCCGGGTCGCCCAGATCGCCGACCTGGTGGAGGAGGGCGCGGATGACGGCCTGGGAGGTGATGGGGCCGCCGGCCGCGTTGTGACCCGTCACGGGGAGCGCGTGGATCGCGTACTTCGCGTAGGGGTAGGTGCAGCCGCGGACGCGGACGGGGGTGGCCAGGGGGGAGCTCTCTGGGGAGTGGTCCCAGAGGGCGCCTGTGGTGCCACAGGCGCGGATCTCCCGGTTGCCCGAGCCGTCGTAGAACATGCCCACGCCGAAGCCCTGAAGGCTCGCGTTGACGAGCATGAGGTAGCCGGCGGCCCCGGAGGCCAGTCCGGAACCGATGGCCTCGGTCAGCCTGAATCGCACGTGCCCGAACTCGACATCGCCCACGACTGCGGGCTTGCCGTCGATGCGACGGGCGCGGCCCATCCACCAGGCCCCCTGCATGGCGAGGGGGCTGTCTGTCATGGCGTCGGAGTAGTCCCCGCCCAGGCCGCCGGCCAGGGTGAGGGCGGCGAAGCTCGCAGGGGCCTCGGCCAGGATGCTGTTGGGGTCCCCGCTGGACGAGGCGTCACCGAGCGCGGCGGCCATCCACCTGGGGAGCGGGGTGCCTCGGCGTCCCATCAGGCGTCCCAGGAGTCGAAGCGTGCCGTGGTCCCAGAGGCGGACAGCACGAAGATGGTGTCGACGGTGGCCGGGATGGGGATCTCAATGGCGGTGGACGCCCAGACGATCTGGTAGTCGCCGCTGGCGATGTCGCCGTCGGTCCAGGCGTAGTAGACGTCTCCGCCGTCCGCGGCCAGCTGGAGCCTCTCGCACGAGGTGAGGGCCACCTCCTGCTGGGTGCCATCGCCGGCCAGGGCCTTGCACTCGTACATCTGGGTGAGGGTGAGGTCAGCGGCCATGGGAGCCTCGGTGTGAGGGGTGGGTCAGCGGCCCAGCCAGGCGGCACAGCCACGGGCGATAGCCAGGGCCAGCTCGCCGGACTGGATGCCCGCCTGGACGGCGGCGAGGTCGGTGGGGTTGGCGCTGTTGCCGAGCTCGAGCACGGCACACGGCGCGAGGGTGTCCCGGAGGATGTAGAGCAGAGGCCCAGTGGGGTGGGATCGTCCCAGGTCGTCCAGCTCGTAGGACGCCCAGGAGCGCGCCTGGGGCACTGCTCCTCGATCAAGCAGACCGAGGGACGTGGCAGCGGCCCTGGAGAGGCCGGCAGCGAGGCGCTCCCCACGCCCGGAGCCCGGCCAGTGCAGGGCCAGGGTGCCACTCCAGTCGCCCGGGACGGCGTTCCAGTGCAGGGCGAGCACGGCCCTGGGATGGACGGCGTTGATGCGCTCGCAGAGGTCGCGCATCTTGGCGCGGTAGCCATCGAGATCGGCCGAGCGGAGGATCTCGACGGCAGCCACGCCCTCCAGGCGGAGGGCCTCGACCACCTGGGGACCGAGCTGGCGCATCCAGTCCCACTCCCACGAGCCGTCGCAGGCGCGGGCGCCCTTGGCGTCGGCGGAGTGGCCGACGACGACGGCGATGTCCATCAGGCGGTCCAGGAGACGTAGTCAGCCCCTCCGCCAGCCTCCCCGACGATCGTGGCCTCCATGTAGATGGTGGGACCGGATCCGGGAGGCGTGGATCCGGGAGGCGTGGCGGTGATGGCTGCTGCGCCGAGAGCGCTGGTCCGGAGCAGGAGCGTGGTGGCGTTGGTGCCGGCTGCGAGCTCGGACCCGCCGCCCGTCTCCGCGAGGTCGGAGGGTGAGCCCGCCCCAATGTGCTGGTAGGTGCTGTCGCGCAGGGTCACCACCACGTCGCACTGGCGCTCCACGGAGTTGCCGTCGCCGTCGGTGATCTGGAGCGAGTAGACCGCCGCCGCTCCGTAGCCGCCGCCCGAGACGTAGGTGAGCTTCGGGTAGACGGGCTTGACGTCGTCGGCGAGGTTGGCCGCCAGCAGGGCGCCGTCCTGCACCTGGCTCGATCCCACCGGGGCGCGCTTGCGGCTGTCGGTGATGACGCCCGAGGTAATCGAGGACGCGAGCGCAGCGACCAGGATGGTAGCCAGGATCGCCTGGTCTGCGGCAGGGGTGGGCGCCGTCGGCGAGGCCGCCGGGGTGCCGGCAGTGACGGAGAGCGTCCCGTCGGCGTCGGCGACCACGATGTCGATGCGGGAGTTGGTCGGGTCGGCTGCGGTGACGGTCAGCGTCTCCGCAGGGTAGCGGTAGCGGTGGCCCTGGACGTCGGCCTCGCCGGCTGCGACCTCCACCGTCATGGCCGCCGGCGAGCTCGCGCTCACCTGGAGCTCGGTGGCAGATCCGGGCACAAAGTTGGTCATGTACTCGGCCGGGGGCACGCACAGGGCCTGCTGCCCGAAGTGCAGCCGGGGGCGATGGTCCCGGATGGTGATGGCGCCCGAGGTGGCCGGGACGTCGATCTCAGCGAGCTTGATGTGCCCTGAGGGGGTGGAGGGGGCCGTAGGGGAGGCCGCGGCCGTGCCCTTGGTGACGGTGATGGTCGAGGACCAGACGCGCCGGGTGTCCACGCTGGAGACCGAGGCCGAGCCCCCGCTCTTGAAGTATCGGGAGGCGGCCTCGTCGTCCTCGGTGGCCGGGCCGATGGAGATCACGTCGATGCGCGGGTTGGCGTCGTGCGCGTCGAGGGTCTCATTCTCGGCCGTGGAGAGCACCACGGGCCGGTAGACCACCCCGAAGGCGTCGGTGACAGTCGTGTCCTCGTACATCCCCCAGCCGGTCCCGATCTGGACCTGGAGGCCGGACACGAGGGTCACTTGGAGGCCGTCGCCGAAGACGCCCGAGAAGGAGGCGTCCTCCTGATCCTCGAAGAAGAGCCTGCCGAGGACCAGATCGAAGATCGAGGCCGCCGCGACGGGCCCCATACGGTTGAGATCGTCGGAGGTGATGAGCTCGTTGGTGGTCCAGAGGACCTGCCCGCCGGGCTGCTCGAGGGGGTCAGTGGGCACGGGGCTCTCCCTGGAGAGGGGTCATGGGTCGACGAAGAGGCACCACTGGACGCCAGCCGCCCGGAGGCGGTCCACAGCGGCCCAGATGGTGGCGTAGATGGGGTGCTCGATGCCGGTGCCGAGCCAGGCGTCCACGTCGGCGTAGGCGTCGAGGTCGATCGCGGCTCCGAGGTGCGGGAAGTCCCCGACGAGGGGCAGCTCGAGCACGAAGCGGTTGGAGGGGTCGACGATGGTAGAGAGGTCGCACCAGGCGTCCACATCGACGGCTGGGCCCTCGAACCACTCCACCATGCTCGCCTCGGTGGCGGTGTAGGTGGAGAGCAGATCGTTGACCACGGCCAGGATGGCCTCTCGCGTGAGCTGGTCCTCGGGGCTCTGGAGGCGTGCGCGGAGCTCGGCGTCGGACTCGCCATAGCCCTTGCTCAGGCCGTAGCCCTTGGCGAGGAGCTGGAGCCAGATCCCATCGGCCCCCGAGACGGTGACCTCGTCCACCAGGTCGTCGCCGGCGCTCTCGGCCTCGGCCATGGCGGCAGCCATGCCGGCGAGCACGGGCCGGAGGCCCTCGTACTCGGGCGGCAGGAAGCGCTCGAGCTGCTCCAGGAGCGTGGCAGTGGAGCGGGCCACCCTACACCTCCACCCAGGTCAGGCTCAGGTCGCCCGCGGCCACGCGGAGCGCGTTCTGGGGGCTGCTGGGGGTCTCGTTGCTGGTGGGGCTGGTCACCTCGGCGTCGAGGACGTCCTCGGACACACCCAGGGCTGCGTGCTCCACCTGGCTCAGGTAGAGCGTCTCGTTGGGGTCGAGCTGGTCGGTGTAGGCCAGCACGGCAGCGCGCACGCTGGCGGCCAGGGTGGCCGTGTCTGCGCCTCGGGTGACGCGCAGGGTGAGGGCCAGGGAGACCTCCTCGCGAGCCGCGGCGAGGACCTGGACGTAGACGCCGGCCGCTCGCCAGTCCTCCAGCTCGGTCTCCACGAGGGCAGCCAGAGCGGTGTTGCCTCGGCCGTCGGGATCGCCCACGTAGACGGCCACATAGCCGCCGTCGTCGGGGTCGATGTAGCTCTCGTTCACGGTGGCGTAGGACACGCCAGCCACGGATAGGGCGCCCGCCTTGAGGGCCTCCACCGTGCCCTTGCGCAGGCTGGTAAAGTACCTGCGGATCCGGTCCCTGAAGGCCGCGTCGGTCTCCTCGACAGCTCCGCCGGTGGCGCGCTCGGCGTTGGTGATGGTGGCCGAGGGGTCGGCGACCACGGTGTCCACCACCGTGGTGAGGGTGCCCGCGGCCACGTTGCCGGTGGGGCCGGTGGTGGAGCAGGTGACGTCGATGTCTACCGAGCTGTCCGAGGCCCCCAGGGAGGCGTCGGAGTCGGTGGTGAAGGTGACGGACTGGCCGTTGACCGTGGCCCGCACCCGGGTGCCCGCTGGGATGGCGTAGGCGCCGGCGGCGTCGCGGGTCCAGGTGATGGTGCCCACCGCGGACGAGGCAGCATTGCGAGAGAGACCGAAGCGGTCCGCGGCCAGGGCGTCGAGATCGGACCCAGAGGCCGTGTCCACGAACTGCGCCGCGAACAGGGCCACCAGGACGCGGATCACCTCGTCAGCGAGCACCGCTCCGCCACCCGTGAGGGCGTCGAGGACGGAGCCCTCGGTCCAGTCGGTGAGCTCGGCGTTGCGTGCCTGCACCTCGGTGCGGGCGGCGTCGTAGAGCTCCTGCCAGGTCGGAAGGGTGGCCACGGGCTACTCCGCGTAGGTGAGGGTCATCTGGTCGGCGGCGTCGTCGCCGCGGACGGTCACCGAGAGGTCGACGGTGATCGCCTCGGTGGCCTCGCTGTCGCCGGGGGTGCCGATCGAGCTGCTCGCCCTGCACTCGGAGACGCGAGGATCGGCCAGGCACTGCCGCCGGATGTCGGTGGCCAGCCGTGCCCGGGTGGAGGCCGTAGATGGCCGCTCCACGTAGCCGGGGAGGCCAGCACCGTAGGTGGGCCGGTGGAGCAGCTCGCCGGGCTGCGTAATGACCCGGCGCCGGATGGCCGCCCGGAGGTTGGGCCGGCCGGCCACGGTCTGGAGGTCGCCGGAGGCGGTGACGAGCAGCTCGCCGTCCACCTGGGGGAGGACCACGTCGCGCCCGAGGCGGCGCTCTTCGATGGAGGGCGTGCTCATGAGGTCACCTTTCGCACCCAGAAGGCCGCGGAGCCCGCCCGGACAAAGCTGTCGTCGGTGCCCGACAGGCGCCGGCTCCAGACGTGGAGCTTGTCACCCGAACTCAGGCCGATCCGAAGGGTGAAGCTGTAGGTGTCGGCGTTGCTCGTGTACCCGCGCTGATATCCGGCCTCGTCGCCGCCGCTCACGGTGGCGAATCCTCCACCGGAATTCCTGCGGAGCTCCCAGGTCCAGCCCGACCTTGTGGTCCCGACTGGGCTGCACTCGATGCTCCCGTGGGCGTGCACCTCGTAAATGCCATCCGAGGGGCAGGTCCAATCGGAGTTTGCGCCGCTCCAGACGCCATCGCCGACGTAGTCGGAGGCGTCGAAGTCGACCGCGCCGCCATCTGGGGTGAGCGCGAAGTCCACGCTCACGCGCCGCTGCCAGTGCCACGGCGCGGTGGCCAGCCACACGGCCGCTCCGGTCGCGTTGCTCGCGCACGTCCAGACCGCCCCGTTCGAGGTGTTGACCCAGGTGTCCCCTATGGCCGCCTCGTCGTCGTCCACAGACGGATCGAACTCGCTCGTGGTCGCCTGCACGCCACTGGCTCCGATGCCTGGGAGCGTACCTGAAAGGCCTGTGCCGCCGTCGATCCACAGGTCCAGCGCGTTGGCGAGGGCCTGCAGGAGGCCCGCCCGCAGAGACGCGCCGTGCGCGTCGTAGGCGGCCCCGACGAGGTCGGAGAGCTGGGCATCAGCCTCGTTGACGAGGTCGGCGGGGATGAGGGCCACGAGCTACTCCGACTGGATGGCCGCGGAGCGGTACTGGGTGGGGAGCTGGGCCAGGAAGGTCGCGGTGTTGGGGAGGGGGATGCCGAGCGCGGCCAGCGCGCCCTGAATCTCCGTGAGCGCCGTCTGGAGGTCCCCGAGCAGGGACTCGACCACCACGGCCTGGACCGTCGCCGCGGCCGTCGTGCGGGCCTCCAGGCCCCCGCTGTGGACCAGGTCGAGGTGGTCGTTGCCGAAGCTGGATGGCACGGGTGCGGCCGCAGAGGGCAGCCCTGGGAGGGCCACGGCCCGGTTGGGGTCGCCGTCGGGGAGGAGGACGAGCACCTCGTCGTCCACCGACACAGGCGTCCAGGCGGCCTCGCCGAAGCCGAGGAGGCGGGCCTGGAGCTCCTGGCCACCAGGTCGGACCACCAGGTCGAGGAGGTAGCCCCAGGAGGCGTGGGTCGAGATGCCAGTGACCTGGGCCACCTGCACGTAGGCCGGGCCCTCGCCCACCAGGGAGCGGAGGGTCTGCTCGGTGCCGCGCTGGTGCATCAGGCCCCCGGGCCCACGAAGTTGGCGAAGGTGATCGTGGCCTCGTAGCCGTCATCCCAGGACCAGCGGTGGGTGGCCTTGGTGATGTAGAAGGTGCTGGCCAGGCTGTCGGCCCGCTCCACCGAGGTCACCAGGGCCTCGGCAGCCATGGAGTCCAGCCCCTCGGGGCCAGAGATCAGCCACTCGACGGCCTCTCCGTGGCTCATGCTGGCGATCGTGCGTCGCAGGCGGGCGTCCGCTCGGAGGATGAGCGTGTCGCCGTTGGCGAGGCGCGGGGTGCTCTCCAGGTTGCCCCAGTCCCGCATCTCGCGGGTCTCGATCTCGCCCTCCACCTGCTGGCGGGCGCCCTCGTCGTAGATGGCCTGGGCCAGCTCCTGAAGGCGATCGGTGCTGTGGGAGCCGGTGACGTGGTAGGTCAGCAGCGGCGCGTTGTCCGTCGAGACCTTGCCGTCGGCGCCGATCTTGCGCCGGAGCACCACGGGCTCGGCCGGGTAGGTGGCCTCCCGGCTCTCACGGGCCGCCTCGTCCCAGCAGATCACCCGGATCTGACGGGTGCGGATCTCGTCATAGGCCCGCTTCATGCGGAGGTTGGAGACGTTGCGTCCCCACTTGAGGGTGGCGGCTGTGCCGCTGCGGTGGCTGGCCGTCCGGATGTGGAGGACGTCCAGCTCAACGACGGGGACGAGCCCCACAAGCCCGCAGAGGTCCACCAGGACCGTCCACGAGTCGTCACCCTGGCGCGGGGTCCACTTGGTGCGTCCCACCAGGCCGGCAAGCACCGTCTCTGCCGTACCCTGGGCGTACTCCTGGACCATGTCACCCGCTCCAGGGGTGGCGCGGAGGATGTCATCCACCACGTCCTGAAGGGGCTGGTCGATGGCCAGGGCGCCGGCGCTCCAGGTGTGGTCGAGGAGCAGGCCGGTGTAGTCCCTGGCCTCGATGCGGACCTGGCGCCCGCTGTCGCTGCCCTCTGTCTCCAGCTCGTCCACCAGGCCCACGAAGGCGAGGTGCTCGGTGTCCGAGGTGGACAGCTTGACCTGGGGGTCCTCGACGTCGGCCAGGTAGACACCCACACGGGCCTGCCGGATGGCCCGGGGGTCCAGAGGGAGGCTGGAGTAGTCGATCTCCACCGTGGCGTCGTCGGCCTCGCGGTGGTTGTTGCGGTGGATCGTCACCTGGCGCGGAGTGCAGACGATCTGGTGCGTCTCGGTCGGGGCGCCGTCGCTGTAGTCCTCGAGGAGCACGTCCAGCACGACGAGGCAGCGGGGGTAGTAGGTCGTCGGCACGCGCTACCTCCGCTCGGGGATCACCAGCACCGTCCCGCTGTCCAGGGAATCGTAGTCGAGGCCGTTGGCCTCCACGAGGCGGGCCCACTCCCGCCAGTCGCCCAGGAGCTCCTGGGCCAGGCTCTGCCAGGTGTCGCCGGAGCGGACCACCCGCACACGCTGGCGGGCGCCGAACTCGAGGTCCTCGGCGGCCTCGTCCACCTCACGGAGGCGCTGCTCCACCACCAGGAGCTGGTGGCGGCTCTCGCGTTCCCACGTCCACAGGCCGATGACGTCGGCGCCGCGCTCGTGGGTGAGGTAGTCGCGCACATCCACGGGGTCGAGGGCGCCGCGCACCTCTCGGGCGTCGGCCTGGAGGCCGGCTACGGAGGCGCGGAGGCCTCGGATCTGCTGTGTGGTGACGGTGCCCGTCTGCAGCGCCGTGGCCACCTGGGCCTGGGCTGCGGTGACGCCGTCCACCAGGTCGCCCACGTCCTCGGCGAGTTCTCGGAGGCTGTCCAGAGCCATCAGAGCCCCGCCTGGATCGTGTTGACCGCGCCGATGGTCGCGTTGATGTTGTCCGTGGCCGCCAGGAGGGCCGCGAGCGCCAGGGAGACGTCCTCGGGGGTGGTCTCCTCGTACTCGGTCGGGGCCACGACCTCGGCCTCGTCGGCCTCGGAGACCTCAAAGACGAGCCTGTAGCCGATGTCCTCGGCCCGGACGAGGCTGAAGCTGGCCTCCTTCAGGTAGCCCCTGCGCACCAGGGTCTCACCCCAGCTCAGCTCGCAGTAGCGCTGGCCGAGGTACAGGTCGCGGAGGGCCTGCATCTGGGAGAGGGCGCCGCCTTGGAGGCCGGTCCACACGTCGCGGAGCTGCCCCTGGAGCTGGATGTCCTGCTCCTCGGTGCCGAGCACCTGGGTAGAGGCCCGCCTGGAGCCTGGGTAGTGCGTGCGCACCGTGCGGAGGCGTGCGCCGACATCCACGCCGCGCTGGGGCAGGGTGGAGCCCTCGAGCACGACCTCCCGGCCCTGGCCCTCGAGCTCGCGGACGATGACGGGGAGTCCGTCAGCCATGGGCGGCCTCCTAGACCGGGGCGGGGATCAGGCCAGTGCGGCGGGGCTGCTTGCGGTGGCGCTCGACCTTCTCGAGGATCTCGCTCCAGGCCACAGCCACCCGCGCCGGGTCGGCGTTGACCTCGGCATCCACCTTGACCTCGACCTTGTCGATGTAGGTGTTGTTGTTCGGGGTGGTGGGGGAGCCCTGGCCGTCCTCACCCTCGCCAGGGACTTCGGGCGGCTTGTTCTCCGCCCAGTAGGAATCGATGTCGGCCCAGGCGGCCTTCATCCGGGCGTCCGTCGTCATCGCGATCGCCCGGGCCTTGCCGATGTCGCCGCTGACGATCGCTCCGATCTGGAGGATCCCGTCCGCCACAAGGCCGAGGAAGAGCCCGAAGATGCGGATCACCGTCGAGAGCGCCGGGATGAGCCAGTTCACGGCGATGAGCAGCCCGCCGAAGATAAAGATGAGGCCGAGGCCCGCCATATTCAGCACCGTACCGGCCTCGAACAGCGAGCCGAACGCATCGCCGAGCATCCATAGGCTGCCGATGATTTCGCCGATGATGCCGCTGATCCAGGCTCCGACCTGAGGCAGGTCGCGGAGGGCGCCCATCACGCCGCCCGCAAGCGCTCCGACGGCGACCAGGGCCACCCCTACTGCGGGGAGCGCCGTCCCCAGAGCTCCCAGCCCGCCGAGCCCGAGCGCGCCCATCACACCACTTGTGCCGCCGACTTTCGCCGCCGTGGCCACTCCCATCCCGGCCCCAATTCCGACCCTAGCCACACTCACGCCAGCCACGATAGCCGCGTAGGTTCCGGCGTGGTCTACCAGGGTCTCCCACACGCGGACGAGGCGCACGCCCCAGTGCTCGGCGATGCGCTGGAGGGTCTCGGAGTTGGCCTCCAGCCAGTCGTTGGCCGACCGGAGCTGCTCGGTCCAGCGGCTGAAGAGAGGCTCGGTGAGGGTGAGGGCGATGTTCTTGAGGTGGTCCCGGAAGGTGCCCATCTGGGCGCTCCAGCCCTGGCCCATGAGGTCGGCCGCGTCCTTGAACTGGCCGAACGCCTGCATGAGCGTGTCCATCCGGGCCGAAGTGCCGAGCTTGTTGAACTCGCCCGGGTCCATGCCGATGGAGCGCAGCGCGTTGGTGACGAGTCGCGTTTCTCGGTCGCTGGCGCCGCGGGTCAGCGCCTGGACCAGGTCCATCCCCATGAAGGTCATCCCGCGCTCGCCCTCCATGGCCATGCCGGCGGCGAGGGAGGTGCGCACGAGGGAGCGGATCTGGCTGGTGTCGGCTCCGGCGGCCATGCTCGGGGCCAGGATCATCTGGTAGGTGCGGCGGTAGTCTCCGAACTCGCCCACACCCGCAGCGGCGTCACGACGGAGAGCCGCGATCTCGCCCCGAGCCAGCTTGAGGCTGCTGACCATCCCCATGCCGGTCTGCGCGTTGAATAGGGCAGCGAGACCGATCTGGGCCTCCTGCAGCTCGCTCTGGATGCCAACGATCCCCCTGGCCAGCCTCGTGAGCCCGTAGGCCCCGCCCAGCATGGCGAAGGCCCGGCCGAGGTGGGAGGTGATGGAGCGGCCCGTGCGCGCGGCGCGGCGCTCCACCTGGTCCAGCTTGCGGGAGGCGGAGTCGGTGGCCGGATCCACGACATCACGGGCCTCGATGCGGGCCACGATGGTGTAGTCGGCCTCTCCGAACATGCGTCACGTCCCGTTCTCGGCCTCGAGGAACTCCCCGAGGTGCTCGTTGAAGAGGCGAAGCTGCCCTGGGGAGAGCGCCCTCACCTCGCTGATGGGTTGGTGCCCGTACCTGCAGGCGTAGGCTACTGCCCGCCACCAGGCACGGGCCTCATCCCCCCCAGCTCATCCTCGGCCTCCCAGGAGGCGTCGAGGTGCATCTCGGCCCACACACGGGCGAGGAGGAAGGTCTCGCGCACGCTGAAGGTCTTGTCCCAGCGCCGGCCCTCGAGGTCCTCGGCGGTGACGGCCTGGCCGGCCACGGAGCGGATGCAGCGGCGCCCGGCCTCCATGACCCCCAGGAACTCCTGGGCGGCGGGGCTCTTGGCCTCGCGCTCGGCCCGGGCCAGGGCCTGGCCCACGGTCTCCTGGTCGGCCTCGGCCAGCACCACCTCGCGCCCGTCGGGCAGGGTGACGGTCCAGGTCTCCACCAGGTCGTCCACGGCCACGGAGGCCCCGTCGACCACGGAGGAGATCTCCTCCTCGCTGGGCTGGTGGATGTGGCTCCACGCCCGCGAGAGGAAGAAGCCGTGTCGGGTGCGGGGGAAGTGCTGCTTCCAGCCCTCGCCCTGGAGGTCGGCGGAGCGCACCTCCACCCCGTCCACCTGGCGGATGGCCATGCGCACGGCCTCCCGGCTCACGGCTAGGCCACGCACCACGTCGGAGCGCTCGGTGCCGGCGAGCTTCATGGCCATGAGCAGCTCGGAGCAGGTGAGCTCGGCGAGCACGACGGAAGGCCCCCCACGGGGGACCTGGATCTGGTAGGCGGTTCTCATGTCCTCTCCCCAGCCCTCATCAGAGGGCGACTCGGTCCTTGCCAGTGGCCCACGACAGGGAGGCCGTCTGGCTCTCGGCGCGCCGCTTGCGGGCCTCGAACTCCACCTTGCAGTCCGGGTAGACGTAGGACTTGGAGGTCCCGTTCCGGTAGTGCGTGGTGTCGTGGATGTTGATGATCACGGGCACCCGGTTGGCCTGGGCGGCGTGGATGACGTCCATGAGCTCGTCGATGGTCTTGCGGGCCACCGCGATCTCGATGTCGCCGCTCCAGCCCACCAGCACCTTGTCGATGAGGGTCTCGGTGGTGCCGAGGCCCTTGGTCTCCATGGTGTCGTAGGTGGCTCGCGCCGAGAAGTTGGTGATCTTGTCGACCACGTCCACGAGGGTGCCGTTGACGACGAGGGTGAGCTTGGTGTCCTTCCCGGAGATCGGGAGATCGGTGTCAGCCATGACGGCTCCGAGGTGAGAGGGTCAGGAGGTGGTGGGGGAGCCCCGGATCAGCCGTCGACCTGGACGGTCTCGCCGATGTCGGCCTTGAGGATGATCTCCTCGGCCATGGACATGAGCTTGACGCGGATCAGGACGGTCCACTGGCCGGCGTCGATGTCGGCCTGGGCGTTGGCGGTCCAGGGGTCCACGCTGAAGCTGCGGATGTGCTCGGCGTCGACCTCGCGCTGGAGGAAGCTCTTGACCGAGCCGACGAACTGTCCGGTCACGGTCCCGAGAGCCTGCGCCGAGAGGTCCAGGTCGAGAGGACGCTCGACGATCTCCTCGGCGGCCTCGGCGATGGCGCTGACCAGGTAGTCGGTCATCCGGCGGCTGTGGAGCTTGGTCCGGCCCGTGAGGGTCGTGGTGACGGCCCGGCGCATCATGGCGCCCAGGCGGGAGGAGACGAACCAGGGGGCGACGCCGGCGGCGTTGAGGAGGTCCAGGGTGGTGCGGGAGCCGCTCTCGTCCTCGAGGCCGGTGATGCCGGAGAGGAGGTCGGTGGTGCCCTGGCGGGCGCCGTTGCCGCCCGGGGAGAGCCACGGGTCCACGTTGGCGATGAGGGCCGCGGCGAAGGCGTTGCCGTCGACCTCGACCTCCTTGTCCGATGCCGTGCTCCACCAGTTGGTGGTCTTCACCCGGGGCCAGGCGTAGATGATGCGGTCATCGCGGTAGTCCGCCACATAGGTGATGGCGTCCGCGCTGGCCTGGTCGTCGGTGGTGCAGAGGACCACCACGCCCTTGTCGGTGTCGCCAGCGTAGGCCTCCAGCCCATCGTTGATGTCGTCGAGGATGCCCGAGGGGGCCTCTGCGACGAAGAGCACGTCACAGTCCACAGACTCGCTGTAGAAGCACCGGATCCCCTTGGTGGAGGAGTCGGAGCCCACGTAGTCGGCGGCCACGGCGGTCCCGTCGGAGCCAGAAGCCAGGGACTCGGCCGAGCCCATGGCCGTCGGCATGGCCGTCGGCGAGGAGCTCTCCACGTCCACGTAGGGATCGTCGATGGTCTCGGAGACGTCGTCGGTGTAGGCGATGTCCTGGTAGCGGGCGCTGTAGTCGGAGCCGATGGTGATCAGGAGGTCGCGCTCGTCGGCGTCCCCGCCGGTGGCCGCCACCCACTGGATGCTGATCTCGTCGCCCACGGCGCCGTAGTACTTGGCCGTCACGACCATGGTGCCGGTTCCGGCGGCCTTGCTCAGCGTGCTCTTGGCCTGGCTCGTGGCGCCCACGCGCACGACCTTGAGGCCCCCGCTGGGGAAGCAGGGCTTGTTGAGCATGGCCAGCACGGCTGGATAGGTCGTGTAGTCCTTGGTCCCGCCGCTGAAGACGTTGGGGTAGAAGTAGGACCAGAACTCGGCCGGGGTCGTGATCGTGGTGACCGAGTCCACGGGGCCCCAGGGCAGCTCGGCGACCATGCCGAGGACGGCGGAGGCGTCCCCGCGGATGGACTGGACGGGAGCGACCTCCCAGACGTTGACGCCGTAGCCCGCAGAGGCCAGGCCGGTGATGTGTCGGATGAGGCTGCCCATGGAGGTGCTCCTACGGGGTGACGGAGGTGGTCTCGGTGAGCTCCTCGATGAGCTCCGTGATCATGTCGATGTCGAGCTGGGTCAGCTCGGGGAGGTCGGTCTGGACCACCAGGTCGGTGGTGAGACGGAGGGTCCAGCTGGCCCGCCACTCGCCCGCAGCCACGTCCTGCTCGTCCCTGCGCTCCTGGACGTCCAGGGTCAGGGGGCGGCTGTGGTAGTCGCTCTGGGTGAGCCAGAGACCCGTGGTGTGGGGGAGCTGGTTGTGCAGGGCGGCCTCGATGAGGACGGCCAGGGCGTCCTTGGTGGCCCGGTGGGCGCACCACAGGTCGACCTGGACCAGGCACTCGACCATGGCCACGCGGTAGGTGACCGTGAGGGTGCCGTCGCCAGCGTCGGTGGCGTCCACCTCGCCCGGGGGGGTGAGGGTGAAGCTCGGCGAGCTCGCGGTGACGGCCACCTCGGGCTTGGTGCCGATGTCCATGGCCACGCCGGCCTCGGGCCAGCCGCGGCGCACGGTGGCGCTGGAGCCCAGCTCGGTGGCCAGGTGGGCGACCAGGGCGTCCTGGGCGCTGGCGATGGGATCCGTGGCCATGGGCTACCTCGTGGCCTTGCGTCGGAGGACGCGCACAGCCTCGGCCGGGAACCACACCCGCATCTGGGCCACGGTGTCCCGGAGCACGAAGCGGGGCTTGGTGCCCTTGTGGTGGATGGACCAGCGGACGGCCCGGGCCACGCTCTCGGCGTCCTTGGCCTCGACCTCGCCGTTGGCCACCAGCTTGCGCATCACCCACTGGCGGATGGGCTCGATGGGAGGGCCCGGGCGACCAGGGCGGCGGCCGTGCTCGATGACCCCTGCATAGGGGATGTCGTTGCGGAGCTCGGCGCCGTTGTGCAGGGGATCGGTCTTCCAGGAGCCCTTGAAGCCGGGCGTGCCGTTGTCGACCAGGCCGCGCTCGTTGGTGAGGCGCACCGCGTGGGCCTCGCCCCGCAGGCAGGTCTCGTAGGCGACCCTACGCAGCAGCTCGGTGTCCTCGGTGAGCCTCTTCCGGAGCAGGCCGGGGAGCCTCCTCGCGGTGGTGACCTCGCCTCTGCCGCCCATGGATGACCTCGAGGAGGGGGATGGCCCTGGGGGTGGGAGGAGCCGCGGGGAGCCCGCCGTCTGGAGGGGAGAGGGCATCCAGAGTGAGGCAGAACTCCACGCGGACTCCAGAGCGGAGGGGGTGGGTGGCCCGGGCAGTCACGGCCGCCACTGGCCCGGGCCGTCTCCCTGGGTACGGGCTCAATGCGGCTCGACCCTCGCCAGGGAGATTCGGTGCGAGTCTGGGCGGCAGGGTTGCGTCCAGCGTGCGGCGCCTGCTCTGATCTGCTGGTCGGCCCGTCTCGCAGAGAGGATGTCAGGACCCGCGCTTGCGGGCCTTGGCGCGGAGGTGGACCCTCCACTCGAAGTTGCGCTTCTCCGGCTGCCCCACCACGGCGTAGACCTGGGAGCTGCCCCCCTGGTCGACGACCCAGAAGACCTCCTGGGCTGCCGTGAGCGTGCCCCCGGTGAGCTGCGCCTCGGTGTAGTCCCGGCTGATGCGGGAGACGACGATGTCGCCCTTCTGGTAGCGGCCTGGCTCGGCGAAGAGGTGCCGGGCTGTGGGCTCGCGGACCTTGGGGGCGGGGTCCAGGACGAGGTCCACGTCGGAGGACGTGCCCAGGCCGGGAGCGGCCCCGGTCCAGGTGCGGGTGCGCACGGTGACCGTGTAGGAGCGCAGGCCCAGGTCCTCCACGAGGCCCCGGGCGTCGTCGATGACGGGCTGGAGGTCGTCGCGGAGGGTCATGGCCTACCTCGGAGGTGGAGCCCGCGGGGGGACTCGAACCCACCTGCCTCTGGAGTACGAAACCAGTGCTCTACCGGGTGAGCTACGCGGGCGGGAAGGGGACACAGATGTCGCGGTGGTGCTCCCACAGCCAGGCGGCCCGCTCGCCGCTGTAGACGTCACCGCGGCCGAGGTGGTGGGGCACGTTGGGAGCCCAGCCGAACGGCCAGGAGGCCACCCGCCGCTTGGCGGTGACCTTGACGCAGGGGGGCGCAGGGACGGGCTCGGGCTCCCGCTCGGCGTCGAGACTGTCCTCGGTCGGAGGGCCCTCGGCGAGGCCGGGAGGGAGCGGATCGTCCTGCTCGGACACCTCGTAGGGGGCGATGTCGAGCTTGGCCCGCCAGCGCTTGACGGTACTCACAGCCACGTCGGCCAGGTCGGCCACCTGCTCGTCGGGCATGCCTCCGAGGAGGTCCGCGAAGTCGTCGATCTTGCTCGTGGCCATGATCAGGCTCCTCTGCGGGCCACGCCCGAGGTGGATCCGCCCCCGCCGAAGGCATCGGCGACCACGGGCACGCCCAGGGTCGCGGCCAGGCGGCGCACGAGGCGGCGACCCTCGGCCCGGAGGGCGCGGAGCTCGCCGGCACCGGCCAGGGTGATCTCCTCCGCCCGGAGGACCTTCTGGCGGCTCCAGGAGGAGGTGAGCGTGGTGTCGATGGTCCCGAGGGAGGTGAGCAGGTCGCCCACCACGGTCTCGCCCTCGTCGGTGAGGTTGTCGAGAGCGTCCTCGAGCTGGTGGTCGTCCCGGTAGCGGTCCGAGTAGCCCAGGTAGAGCCGGGCGCTGGCCTTCTGGGTGTCGGTGAGGGCCATAGGGGCTCCCGGGAGAGGTGAGAGGCAGTGCCGCCATCAGAGGACGACGACACCGCCCCAGAAGTGGTGCGATAGAGGCCCCGCCAGAGGGCAGGGCCAGAGGTCAGACTCCGAGCGCCGTCACGCGTGGATGAGCGTGGTGGTGCTGGAGGTGAGCGCGGCGGGGTCGGACAGGCCCGACTCGCGGCCGTTGTAGTAGTCGCCCTGGGCGTCGAGCCCGCCCGGATCGTCGAAGTCGGTCTCGGGACCGGCCACGAAGATGCCGACGGGGCACTTGGTGGCGGTCTCGGCCGTGGCGGCGAGAGCGGTGAGGGCAGTGGCCGCGCTGTCGGAGTCATCGCCGTCCTGGGCCTCGAAGGAGGCCGTGCCGCTGGCGTCCAGGTACAGGCGATAGGCCCGGTACTTGAGCGCGGCGGTGTCGGTCTCCCCGGAGAGGTCCCAGAGGTCGTCAGCCTGCGCCTTGCGGTAGATGCGACCGGCGATGCTGTAGACCACGTCGGAGAGCGTCTGGATGGCGCCCGCGGTGGAGCCGTCGGCGATCCCGACCGTGGCCGAGGTGGTCACGGCGGAGGGGTCGGAGAGGGCGGCGGGCCAGCCGTCGACGATGGTGCCCTGGGCGGCGAGGCCGGCGGCCCCGTCGAAGTCGCAGCTCAGGCCGGCGACGTAGACACCCGCCACGCTCTTGCTCGCGGCGAGCGCGGGCAGGGCGGCGATGGCGTCGGCCTCGGAGTCCTCGTCAGTGCCGTCGGCCACGGTCGCGGTGCCGGAGCTGTCGAGGTAGAGCCAGTAGGCGCGGTACTTGTCGGCGGCCGTGTCCGTCTCGCCCGACAGGTCCCACAGGTCGTCGGTGGCGGCCTTGGTGTACAGGGCGCCGTCGATGGCGAAGGAGATTGCGTTGGCGTTCTGGATCTTGCCGTCGGTGGTGCCGTCGGCCAGGCCGGGGTTGGCCTTGGCCTCGTTCTCGTAGCGAGCCACGTGGGCCAGGATGGCCGCGCGGAGCGCGCCGAGATCGGTCACGGTGGCCGTGATGTCGTCGAGGCCGAGGAGCTTGGTGTTGCCGACATCCATGGCGAGCAGGAGCGCGGTGCGGATCGCGGTGGCATCCGCCACGAGGGCGTTGACCTGCGTCCACAGGGCGTCGAGCTCGGCACGTCCGCCGGTCTTGCGCTGGGTTCCCATGAGGGTCTCCTGATGAGGGTGTGGGGTGGAGGTGGGGCCAGGCCCGGGCAGGCATCAGCCCACCCGAGCCCCAGACCTCATCAGGTGAGAGTGAGCTTGGCCGCGCGGTTGCGGTACTTGAGCCGGAGCTGGCCGTACCACTTGACCATGGCGTCGGTGTTGTCGCCGTCGGCGCCGAGCAGCTTGATGTAGGGCTGGAGGCGCTGGCCACCGCGGACGAGCATCTGCTCGATCTCGCCGGGCTCGAGGGTGACGCCCACGAGGTCCTTGATGGCCTTGCCGAGGTCGTGGATGTCCATGCCGACCGGGAGCGCGGGCACCTGGCGGTAGGACAGCGCGGAGCTGTGCAGGGCGTAGAAGGTGGAGGCGGTGCAGTGGCGATCCTCGATGTAGGGGATGCCGTCGACCATCACGGCGCGGAAGCCACCGGCCGCCTTGAGGTTGACCTGGCCGCGGGCCTGGGTCGTGACCACGTCCACCATCTGGCGGGTCTGGTCGTTGTAGAGCGCGCACACGGCGTCCCACTGGGCACCGGGGCAGACCACGAACTCGGGCCACATGCCGCACGCGTCCTTGAAGGTGCGGTGCAGCTTGGTGCGGAGGTTGTCCAGGGAGAGGCTGGCCGCGGCCAGGGTCTGCTCACCGGAGGCCCACTCGCTGTAGGTCGCCTGCGCCAGGCCGGCGTAGGTGCCGGTGGAGTCGACGGCGTCGGTGAGGCCCTCGAGCTCGGCGGGGGAGGCGCCCACTTGGCCGACGTAGGTGTCGCTGGAGATGAGCACTGCCAGCTCGTCGACGGCGTCCACCAGCTCCTCGGCGAAGAGGCTCTGCCCCTCGCTGGCCTGCTGGGTGGCCTCGCCGAGACCGGAGACCCGCGCGTAGGCGAAGTACTCGGCCCAGGCCAGGGTGGCCTGCTTGCGGATGTGGGTGGAGAAGTCGGCGGAGCGGTCGACCTCGTGCCCCTCGGCCTTGGCGGCGGCGGTGTCGCGACCGGAGAACTTCACGCGCCAGTTGCAGGCGCTGTTCCGGTCGTTGGCGACCTCGAGGAGGTTGGGGAGGAGGACGTCGCGGCGGATCTGGTCCGCCAGCTGATCCGCGTACAGGACGGACATCACCGCCGAGACGGTGGAGAGCAGGGCACCGGCCATGGGTGGCTCCTAGTGCTGGGGGTTGGCGGCCGGGATCGGCCGGTGGTGTGAATCAGACGAGGGAGGGGAGCTTGGCCGCTAGGCGGTTGGCGAGGGCGCCGGTGTTGAGCGAGCCGTCCTCGTTGCGGGGGGCGCTGGCGTCGCGTCGACCGCTGCCGGCCCCGCCGTTGCCCTGGCCATCGCCCTGGGCGCCGGACGGAGGGAGGTAGGCCTTGCCGTCGTCGGTCTTGGCCCAGGCGGAGACGCCCTCGGACATGGGGAGGACGGTCTCGGACCCGTAGCGGTCCTTGCCCTTGAAGCCGGGGGCGTCGCCCTCGGCGAAGTCGAGCAGGCCCTGGACCTGGAGGTAGGCCATGGCGTGGGGGATGCGCTCGGCGGGGACGCCGGCCTTGGCGAGCTCGGCGCGGGCGGCGTTGTGCAGCGCGTCCGTCTTGCGGGCGGCCTCGGCCTGCTCGCGGGCCGTGCGCTCGTTGTCGAGGTCCTCCTGGACCTTGGCCAGGCGGCGCTCAAGGGCGCTGTCGGCCTTGGACTTCTTCTTGTCCTTGTCGTCGCCCTCCTCCTCGGCGGAGTTGGACGCGGCGGCCACGGCGTCGGCGACGGCCTTGGTGACCTTCTCGTCGAGCTTCAGGCCCTTGAGGGCCTCGCCGACCTGGCCGGCCACGAGGGTAGAGGTGGCGTCGCTCTGGAGGGCGGCGGAGATCATCTCACCGATCGCCTTCTTGTCGGCGTCGTCGAGGGGCATGGGGTCTCTCCTGGTAGGTGGTGGAGCGGAGGTCAGTCCTCCCAGCTCTTGCGGTGGGGCACGATCCGTCCCCGATCCCAGAAATGCGCCGGCATGTGGGCGCCGACGTAGTGGGCGCCGTCGCGGCGCCAGGTGATGCCACTCAGGCGGCGGCGCTTGAGTCCCTTGGCCACGCGCTGGGCCTGGAGCTTCTCGTGCTCGGCCTTGACCTTGGCGGCGGGCACCCTGAAGGGCTCGTCGATGGGCACCACCATCCCGTGGAGGACGCGGCTGATGGCGTGGTTGCGGAGGTCCCGGTACTCGTCGGCCCGCTTGAGGAGGGGATCGTCGGTGTCGGGGTCGTCGAGGACGTCCCGAGCGGTCTGGAGGCCGATGAGGTGGCTCCGGTTGTAGGCGCTGTTCAGCTCCATCCTGGCCACCAGCTCGGCTCTCCATCGGCGCTCGGCGAAGATGCTGCCCTTGATGCCCGTGAGCCTGTCGGTGATCTGGCGGACGGTCTGCCCAGTGGCGAGGCCGCCGATCAACTCCCGCTGGATCGCCTCCATCATCTCGGCCGAGTAGCGGCTGACCGAGTGCTGGTGGACGAGCAGGCCCCGGTCCTCGGAGAGGCGGCGCATGGCCTCCATCTCCAGGCGCTGGCCTGTGTCCACGAAGCCGGGCTCCTGGAGCTTGATGACGTCGATGAGGTCCTGGAGGGCGCGCTCCTGGGTGACCCGGAGGGACTCGTCCAGGGCAGCCTGGAGCCGTCGCTGGAGCTGCTGGACGCTGCTCTCGACCTGGGCCAGAGTGACCCGGAGGTGCTGCGCCGTGTAGGGCGTGGCCTCGTCCAGGCCCAGGGCCTGCATGGCGCTGAGCTTCTCGCGGAGCTCGCGGCGGGCGTCCTCGAAGGCACGCAGGAAGCGCCGGGCCTCGCGGTCGTCGAGGCGGTCGAGGGCTGCGCCCTGCCGGTCGATGAGCCGGTCGATGCGGGAAGGCTTGGGCACGGGCTACTCCTGGGGAGGTCCGTCCTCGTCCTCCTGCTCGTCGTCGGGCTCGGACATGGAACCGAAGAGCGGATCGACATCCGGAGCGGCGTCGATCTCGTCGCGGATGGCTTGCATCTCCTCCGCAGAGACCTCGTCCTGTAGCAGGCGCTCGGCCTCGCGCTTGGCGACCACGCGCCGGAAGGTCGGCGACATGGCCCGGGCGTCGGTGGCCATGGCCACAGCCTCCAGGAAGCTCGCCAGGTCCTCGGTGGCCCATCCCTCCAGGCCCTTGAGCGTGAGCTTGGTGGTGTCCTCGCGGCGGGCGCCGGCGATGACCTTGAGGGCCTGCTTCATGGCGCCGAGGACGATGTCCTGGAAGGCGGCGAGGACGATCTCCAGCGCCTGCCAGTCCATGGCCTTGCTCTCGCCCGACAGGCGAGCCGACTGGGCGTCGGAGTCGGCCGCCAGGGCCATGCTCTGGACCACCCGGAAGAGCTCCTCCCTGGTGTCCTGCACGTCCTGCTGGAGGTACTGGAAGGCCACCCCGGTGGGAGCGGCGAACTCGGCGGAGTCCTCGCCGTCCTTGTCGCGGGTGAGTTTGAGATAGTGCCCGTGGCCGAGGTCGATCTTCTCGTCCTGCCACTTGCTCTTGATGACCAGCAGCTCGTTGGCCGCCTGATGCAGCGCCCACGTGTGTTCATTGCGAGCCCGGAGGGCGCCCACGGCGGCGTCCTCGAGCTTGCCCATGGTCCACAGGCCGGCGGGCAGGGCCAGGGCCACGACGGGCACCCGGCCGAAGCCGTGTGGGATGGCCGCGACCTCGGGCGCGTCGTCGGTGTCTGCGGGGTCGCGGCGGTCCTTGGTGGCCTGCCACTCGAACACCCGGATCACCTGGGCGTCGATGTAGCGCCAGCGGTGAACCCGGCCACGCTCGGCGCCGAGCTCGGGGCGGCTCTCCACGACGTCGTGGGCGATGAGCCAGAGCAGACGGCCGCGGGCGTCGGTCTCCCAGTCGATGACCTGGTCGGCGGTGAAGGCCACCAGGTAGGCGTCGAGCAGGCCGGCCCGCTCCTCGTCGGCCCTGGAGGCCACTACGGTGTCCTCGCCCCGAGCGGGGAGGTTGACCCACACGAAGCTCTTGCGCCCGGTCTGGGCGTCCTCGAAGCGGTCGCGCCACCACTGGCGCCAGGGCGTGCCCTTGCCGTCGCAGTCGTTGGCCAGGCCGTCCCAGTAGTCGCCCTCGAGGCCCTCCCAGGAGGGGGCGTCGGAGAAGAGCATGGCGGCGATGAGGCTGACCATGGGCCCGGCGTGGTTCTGGTACAGGGCCAGAGCGTGGCGCTCGGTGTGCACGTCCGAGGGCTCGACCGCCCGCTTGGGGAGCCAGTCCTCGAGCAGAGCCCGCCACTCGGGGCCGCCAGCCTTGAGGGCGGAGAGCCTGCGGAGGCGCTCGGCGTCGTGGGCCGGGTGCTGCTGGTTGAGGAGCTTGACCCTCATCTGATGCGCTCCTCACCCATCGAGATGGGGCTTCCGCCACTGGCCGCCCACGCGGCCTGGACCCCATCGGGCCCATCGTCGTGGTCGGCCGTGGGGAACTGGTCGAACTGCTGGAAGAGCACCTGGGGGAGGTGCTCGGCGAACTGAATCCAGTGGGCCGAGGTGACCGGCTCCAGACTGGCGATGCGCGCTTCCTTGTCGGAGGTCGTGGCCTGCTCGGTGATGGTGGTCTGCCACCACTGCTCGGCCTCGCGGCGGGCCTTGCGGGCCCTCGGCCAGGGCTCGGCGACCAGGTCCTGGAAGCCGTTGCTCTCCAGGATGATGGTCGACAGGCGCCACTTCTCTGCGAGGACCCAGGCGGCCTCGCACTGCTCGCTGGCCTTGGCCTTGCGCATCCAGGCGTCGACCACGTAGCCGTAGCCGTACTGGTCTCGGAGCACCACCACGATGACCGCGTAGTCCCCGCCAGGGGTGCCGGTGGCGGGGTCCCAGTAGGCCCTGGCGCGGCAGTCGCTGGCCTTGATGCGGGTGCCGTCGGCCGCCACGATGACGTGGGAGCCGTCGGGGAGCCGCTCGACCCGGCATCGGGCGAAGCGCCCGGAAATGAAGATCTGGGCCTGGGGGTCGATTGGGTCGTTCTGCTTCTCCTGCAGGAACGACGCCAGGCCCTCGGTCCAGATCTGCGTGTAGAGCGTGTAGATGTCATCGACGTCGGGATCCAGGACCTCAACGCCCTTGTCCATCTCGGCCCGGTTGGCCTCGTAGAACGCCCGAGCCGCCTCCTCACGCCTGTCACCCAGGCGGAGGTTCATCCAGACGCGCCCGCAGCGCTCCCAGAGGTCGGTGCGCTCGGGCCAGGAGATGATGGCCTTCCAGAGCTGCGAGCTCCAGCCGGCGCGGTCCATGAGGTTGGCGAGCATGGAGTCGGGGTGGAGGATAGTGCCTCGCACCTCGACGATGTCCCCGCCGTTGCGGGGGCCCAGCTTGAGGATGTCCTTCGTGAGCGTGGACCACCAGATCCCACGCTGCTCCGGGTTGCGGACCCGGTCTTTCTTCTCACCGTCGTCGATGACCACCCGCGTCGGGCGGATGCCCCTGGTCGGGTGCTTGCTGCCCCGGACGTCGGTGTTGAAGCTCGCCGCGAGCACACCCACCGAGGGCGCTCCGCGGACGCTGACCTCCCACTCGTCCACGCCTCCGGTGACCTCGAAGGGGCCGAAGAGGCGAGCCAGCGGCGCGGCCGGGTCGCTGAACGCAGCCCGGAGATCCTTGGAGAGCGCCCGAGCGAGCCGCTGGCCCGAGGAGATGATGACGAGGTACTCGTCCAGGCCGTAGACAATGGCGTGAGCCAGGACGGCGAAGGTGGAAATGGTGGACTTGGCGTAGCCACGAGGGGCGGCCACCGCGTCTCGGCGCTTGGGGCGGCCCTCTGACCAGGGAATGGTCTCGGCCGCCTGTGTGAACAGGCCGAGGTGGAACTCGTTGAAGGGCAGATCAAAGCGATCCGGCCAGCAGTACCGACAGAACGTCTCGAGGTCGTAGCGGCACCGGAGCCGCATGGCGGCATCCTGGTCGGCCGTCCTCGGGAGAGAGCGCCAGCGGGCCAGGAAGGCGGCAGGCTCCAGGTCCGCCACCCGGCGGGCTCGTGCTCGCCAGGCAGGGGTCTCCATGGGCTACTCCTCGGCGACCCCGAGGGCCGCGGCCACCTTGGCCTCCCGCTCGTCGCGCTGGTCGTCGGTTTCCTCCTGACCCACGAGCTTCATGATCGATGGGCACTTGTCCACGAGGATGCCGAGCACCGTGGCCTGGGCCTGGGCGGCCTTGCCGTCGGCCAGGCTCTCCTCGCTGGCCAGGTGGCGGAGGCGGATGGTCACAGCCTCCAGCAGCTCGGCCTTGGCGTCGGGTGAGAGGTCGTCGAGCTCGAGGCGGGCTCGGCTGCTCCGACTCGCGCGCGTTTTGGGAGCCGCGGGCTTGGGGGCGGGCTTGCCAGCTCCCCTCCCCTTTCCCTCTCCCCCGGAACCCCCACTCCCGATACCCCTCCCCCCCTTTCCCCCCCTCCCCGCAGCCTTACGGCTGGGGCTCGGGGCGGTGGTGGAGGCCGGTGCCGAGGCGGCAGCTCGGGCCTTACGAGCCTTGCGCGCAAGGTGCTGTGCTGTGCGCACAGGGATGCCGAAGTGCCGCCCGGCGTCGGCGCCAGAGCAGCCCTCGGACTCGATGTAGGCGAGGACCTCGTCAGGGGTGGGTCGCTTGCGCTTCGCCATCGTCCCCTCCGCGGTCGTCACCTCCGCCAGGAGTCTGGGCCAAGGAACACGAAAGGCCGCCACGGCGGCGACCTCCTGACCCAACTCTCCACGTAGAGGAAATGTAGGCCATCCCTACCGTAGGTGCAACGACCAAGGTTAAACCACCACCTCTGCCGCCCGCAGTGCGCCCAGCAGGTAGTACTCCCCCCGGCCGATGTGGGCGCTGGCCATCTGGCACGAGACGTTGTGCCGTCGCTCCATCTGGGCCAGGGTCAGCCCGTCCCGGGTGCGGTCCACGAGGAGCACGTAGGCCTGAGGGTTGTCGAGCTCGAGGCGAGCGAGCGCCCGGGCGATGGTCAGGGCGGTGGCGTGGACGTCGTCCAGGTCCCCTCCCCTCCCGCCGTCCACGCTGACGATCACCGCCTTGCCGTCGGGCCCGATCTCGTGCCTGGGGTGCATCCCGTGCGGGCTGCTCATGCGCTCCCGGGTGCGCCAGAACCACTCCAGGGCGGCCCGCACCGACCGGAAGGTGATGCCCTGGCCCTGGCGGCTGCAACGAGCCAGGGCGGTCTCTGCGCGCTCGAGGTCCTCTCCGGTCCACGGGTCCCTGCTGCTCATGCTTCCCCCGCGCCCTGGGCGGCCATGGCGACCTCCCCAAGCATCTCGTCGTGTCGGTGCCTGATGAGCGCGTGGACCTCAGCGGCGAGCTCGGCGTCGCGGACCACGAGCACGGCTCCCTCGGGCGCGGGCCCTCCCTGGAGCTGCTCCTGGTGGACCGTGTAGACCTCAAAGAGCTGGTCGGGGTGGGCAGCCCAGAGCGTGTAGATGGAGCCCTGGAGGAGGGTGGCCTTGTCGGGGGCGGTCATGCTGCTACCCCCGCAGGCTCGCCGACTCGGGCGGTGAGCGTCGCCACAAGGCCGCGCTCACGGTCCAGGAGGAGGCCGACGAGCTCGGGAGCGTGCTGGAGCCAGCGGTCGCGCTCGTAGCGGGTAGCTCCCGACAGCGAGGGCAGCCCCATCACCCTGACCCCCGCGTCCTGCTCGACGGTCGTGTGGTGGACGTGGCCGGTGACCCAGTAGCGATAGGGGCACTCCGACCAGTCCACGGGGCGCTCGGTGGCCATGCGGGGTCCGAGGTCCCGAGCCTTGCGGCGCTTGTCGCCGTGGGTGAGGCCCACAAGGCAGCGGCCCCACCTCCAGTAGCCATAGGCCGAGGTCTGCACCGGGGCGACCTCCACTCCGTCCTCGCTGCGGTAGCGCCAGGCCAGCGCCGTGTGCAGCGCCATGGAGAGCACCGCGTCGTGGTTGCCCCGCACAGCTGTGACGCGCACCGTCCGGCAGTGGGGTCGCCACATCTCGATGGCGTCCACCGCGAGCTGAGCGCCCTCGGTCCACACCTGCTCAGGGACCCCGTCGAGGTCCTGCACCGTGCCGCGGGTGGTGCGTCCACCGGATCCACCGCCGTCCTGGTCGACGTGGAACCAGTCGTTTCCCACCACCAGATGGACGACCTCGGGAGGGCTGGCCAGCGCAGCAAGGAGGGCCGCCTGTGCCGAGAGCAGGCGCTCGCGGCAGATGGTGCGGTCGTAGGCGCCGGCCCCGTAGCCGACCCACGCGCCCATGCCGAAGTGCAGATCGGTGGGGCTGACCAGGAGGGCTGTGGGGGCCGTCTCGGCGGGCGGGTCCACTCTGGGCGGCGCGCTGTCGTCCACATCCTGGAAGGCGCGCATCAGCGGCTCCATGAGCCCGCGACGGACGGCCAGCATGTCCCGAGCCAGGCGCTGAGTCTCCCTCCACGTCCGCTCTCGGCTCCCGCGCTCCAGGCGCCCGAGCAACTCCCCGGCGAGGTCCCGCTCCACCTCCTCCTCGACAGACCGGTCGGCCACAGCCTGGGCGATCTGCTGCGGGGTGAGCCTCACACTGTCCTTGGTCCATCCAAGGAGGGTCTTGATGGCATGGAGATCGCGCCGGCGCAGGCCGTGGGCGTGGGCCACACGGGACAGGGTGCTGGAGCCGTACTCGTGCGCGATGCTCTGGAGCTCGGCCTCTGTCAGGACGGTGGGCTCTGCCCGGCGGCGCAGCCAGAAGCGGTGCTCCTGAGTCGTCGGATCGAAGTGGTAGACGCCCGATGACTCCTTTTTCACCTCCGTTGCGTCGTGCTCCGTTGCGATCTTCGGCGATACGCCCCCGGGCGCACCACCCCACGCCTCCAGGTCCTCGGGGGCGGCGCACTGGTGGATGATGGGCTCCACGATGCGCCGGGAGGCCGTGCTCTGCGAGACCCCGACGATGCGGGCCACGGTCACAGCGCCGGGGCGCTTGCCCGTCGCACGCCAGTGGGCCACCACCTTGTCGAGGTGCTCGCGCAAGACGGCCTCTCCAGCCTCCTGAGCCTCGCGGGCGGTGCGCTGCTGCCAGGTCTCGGTGCTCATCTGGACTCCAGAGTGATGGTGTGGCGCTGGGCGTGAATCATCGAGAGGACCATAGCCAGCGACTCCACCAGCTCGTCGGCGAGTTCGAGGCGCTGCTCCTCACCCCCGACGTGCACAGACAGGTCCCAGCCCTCACCGTTGACGTACTCGGTGGCGATGACGCTCACCCCTGCCTCACGGTTTCCGGCCGTGATCGCTCGGACGCGGCGCTCCTCGATGGTGATCATGCTGCCAGCTCCTCGTGCAGTGCGGCCGCCACCCACAGGGCGTCAGCCTCGTTGTCGTCCTCGGGCTCGTGGCTCCACCGCTCGCGGGCGGCGGCGACCATCGCGGGCTTGCTCGCGTTGCCCTTGCCCGCGGCTAGCTTCTTGACCGTGCCGACGGGGATGCCCCGGTAGGGCGTCTTCTGGTCCTCGCAGACGGCCGTGAGCTGCCCCACGATGCCGCCGTAGACGTGAGCGGCGCTGGTGCCCGCGTGACGCCGGACCTCCTCGTAGGCCGCCGCGTCCACCTGGTGGTCGCCCAGCACCTCCTCGAGGTAGCGACGGGCGCGCAGGTAGCGCATCCCTCCTCCCTCGTGGCGCCTCGATCGCAGGTCCCACACCCCGCTGGCAACGCGCTCGCCGTCGCGGAGCAGCGCCCAGCCGCACTTCGTGCCGGGGTCGATGCCGAGGATCACCATCAGTACTCTCCTTCGTAAAGGTCGCTCTGGGCGGGCTCGACGTACTCGGTGACGCGCAGCCGGGGCCCGTCCCAGCCGGCCTTGATGACCGCGCCTGCGCCGCCCTTGCCGGCCCGGTTCTTGACCACGCACAGCTCGATCAGGCCGGGGTCTGCCGAGTCGTCGTAGGCCTGGGGGCGGTGGCAGCCGATGATCAGGTCCGCGGCCTGGTTGAGCTTGTCGGACTCGTACAAGTCGCTCTGCCTCGGGCGCTTGTCCTGGCGCTTCTCCAGGTCTCGGTTGAGCTGGGAGAGCGCCACGACCGGCACGGCCAGCGCCTTGGCCAGGTCTCGGAGGGCGTAGGCGGCATCCCCGACGGCCTGGGCGCGGTGCCGCTCGTTGTCCACGCCCATGATCTGGAGGTAGTCCACCACCACCAGGTCGAGCCGCCCGAGGGCCCGGGCGGTGGCCAGGGCGTGGGCCTCCACCGCGGCCACCCGCTGTCCGGGGCTGTCCTGGATCTTGATCGGCCAGGGTCCGCCGTTGAAGCCCTGCTCGGTCTCCTCCTGGGCCTGGATGACGTCCTTCCATTGGTGCTGGCGCAGCGTGCCGCGCAGGGCCTGGACGGGCACGCCGGTCATGCGGGCGATCTGCCGCTGCCACATCTGGCCTGCGGACAGCTCCAGGGAGCAGTAGGCCACCCCGAGGCCGCGCTGGGCCATATCCATCGCCCAGCACTCGGCGAGGGCGCTCTTGCCCATGCCTGGGCGGCCAGCCACCAGGGTGAGCGTCTTCTCGGGCAGGCCGCCGAGGGCCTCGTCGAAGGCGGAGACGCCCGTGGACACGGTCGCGGTCCCGCCGGTCTGCATCCTTTCGATCTCGCGCCGTCCGGCCTCCGCCAGGAAGACCGAGCGGTCCCCGTCCTCCCCTCCTGCCGCCAGCTCCATCAGCCTCCGGGCCATGTCCCGCAGCTCGGTGGGAGAGGAGGCCTTGGCCAGCTCGTCGCCCAGCCACCGGCCCGCGGTGACGGTGGCCATTCGCTTGAGCTCGGTGGCGTAGTGGCCGAGGTTGGCCGTCGCAGGGCAGTGGCCGGTGAGCCCCGAGACATAGGCCACCTGCCCCGCGAGGACGCCGCCACGCTGGTGGGCCAGGTAGGGCACCGACACCTGGTCGATCTGGTCGGCCGGGGTGTCGCGGAGCAAGGCGTAGAGCTCCCTGTGCTCCGGGCTCCACCACACCCCCGACAGGTCCCCGAGCTCGGCGAGCTTCTTGGGCGCGCGGATGAGGCCGCCCAGCAGGGCGCGCTCCACCTGGAGATCGTGCAGGGGCTCGGTCATGTGCTGCTCTCCCACCGCTCCATGGCGGTCTGCATGGCGGCTCGGTGTTGCCACTGGTCGCCCTTGAGGCCCGGCAGGAGCCCCTTGGCGCAGGCGTGGAGCCGGCGGTCAGTGTCGCCGTCGTCGTGCCACCGCTGGCGCCACTGGAGGTCACCCTGGGCCACGCGCTGGAGGATGGGCCGGGGGTCAACTTGGTCCCGGCTTGGTCCCGGCTTGGTCCCAGCCCGCTCCGCCGACCTCTTGAGCCAGTCGCCGAGGCCCCGCTTCCACCCTCCCGGCTTCCACGCCTTCCCGCCGCCTGCGTCGATCTGCCCCTCCAGCCAGTCGCCCACGCGCTCCACCTCGGCCACCACGTCCAGGCCATCGGGGAGGCCGTCCAGCTTGCGCCTCCACCAGTCGAGGTCTCGATCTCGGTCGTACTTCCACCGCCGAGACGCGGGCGTCTGCTGAGAGGACATGCGGCGGGCCAGCCTATCGAGAGCCTCTTCCTCCGCCGTGAGGCGGATCAGGATCTCTTGTGTTCTGTGTTCTGTGACTGTGGTCTGTGGATCCCTACGCGCGTGGGGAGGCGCGCTGGAGGTCGGCTGGAGGTCGGCTGGAGGTCGGCTGGAGGTATTGCGCCCATTGTGGGGCTTTGCGCTATCCGTGGCTGGAGGCGCGCTGGAGGCGCGCTGGAGGCGCGCTGGAGGTCGGCTGGAGGTTCGCCTTGGGTCGCCCCACTCCGACTCAGCCTTGATGGCCTGCCTGGCGTTCCAATCAGACCAGCCCCACCGCTGCATCAGCGCAGGCCGGCCCGGTCGCTTCACGCCAGCCACGCGCGCCTGGTCAGCCCACCAGCGGAGATCGAAGTACACCGCCTCACGGGGCCATGGCCTCGGCAGCGAGCCAGCCACGAAGGGCCAGGACTCGACAGGCATGGGGACCCAACCACTCACACCAGCCCCCAAGCAGCCCGCTCGACCCGCTCGATGGCCTCCTCTCGGCTGGAGGCGACCACTCGCCGGCCCTGGGTGGACCTGGCCCACCAGGTCCAGCGGCCATACTCGTCGGTGCCCACGCCTGCGACGGGCGATCCGTGCCGAAGCCAGAGCGCGGCGCCGTCGGGGTAGTCTCGGCGGGTGACGCTCATGCGTCACCCCGCAGCCAGTCCATGACCCGCAGGGCCCACGTCCCGAGAGTGCGGGGAATGGCGAGGAGAAGCCTCACGCAGCCCTCCTGACCCGCTCGGCCTCCACGGCCTCAGTGAGCACCAGCCGCAGACGGCCCCGCCCGAGGGGCAGGTCCTCCTGGGTGGCGACGACGTCAGCGGCGGCGAGCTCGAGCCGGGCGACCCTCGCCTCCAACTCCAGGGCGTAGTCCCGCAGCTCACGCACGAGGCGGGTGTGGGGATCAGTGGCCTCGAGGTCCCGGAAGGCCCAGAGGTAGCGCTCCAGGGCGCGGAGCAGGCGGCGCCTCATGGTGTCACCCGCACGTCGGCCAGGAGGGGCGCGTCCTCACGGATGCGAGCCTCAGCCAGGGCGGCATACTCGGGCGAGAACTCACACAGGATGGCGTCCCGCAGCACCCGCCGCACCTCGCGGAACACACGCACCATGCCGGCCAGGTACTCCTCGGGCGTCTGCTCCAGTCCGAGCTGGCCCTCGCAGCCGTAGTCGCGGAGGCCCCAGTACGGCGGGCTCGTCACGCAGCACTGCACCGAGGCATCGGGGAGGGATCGCATCGACTCCACGCAGTCGCCGACGAAAATGCGGGTCACCACAGCTCCACCCACACTGACCACTGGCCCAGGCGCAGGCCCCAGGACGGCTCCTCTCCCCAGCGCTCGCGGATGACGCCCCACAGCCACGAGGCGGGGCAGTGCATCACGAAGACGGCGATGCCTCGCTCGCCGAGCTCGAGGAGGAGCGGCGTCCACACGGCGATGGTGGTGACAGAGGTGTGGCCGAGGCGTCGGGCCCAGCGGCCCAGGGTGGACTGGAGGCGGATCATGTCAGACTCCAAAGAGGCTGCGTTGTGCGTTGAGGTCGACGGCGGGCTCGCGGTTCAGGGTGAGCCACTCGCGCTGCTGCTTGCTGAAGGTGCGCTTCTGGCCCCTTCTCTCCGCCGTGATGTCGACGTGGTGCCACCCGTCCAGTGGCAGCGGCTCGGCCTCGGAGATGCACACCACGGCTCCGGCGTCGGACCACCGGCGAGCCATGTCGAGCACGTCCTCACGGGGGAGGGCGTGGGCGTAGGGCGTGGTCCCCTGGTATGGAGGATCTACGAAAATGTAGCATCCATCAGGCAGCTTGTCTGGCAGTCCGCCATATGATATGGTGGAGTTGCTAGGAGATATATCATGACCGAGTGGAGAGTTGTTGCCGAAGCCCCCGAGTACCAGGTGTCCGACGCGGGGGAGATTCGTTCCATTTACACCATGCGACCTCTTAAGGGGGGCGTCGACAAGGACGGGTATCGAAAGCTGGTCCTCTGTACTGGCGGACGACGCATTCACCGAAGGGTGTCCGTGCTGGTCTGCATTGCGTTCCATGGGCCCCGGCCTGACGGGATGGTCGTTCGCCACCTCGACGGCTCCAGAGACAACGATGCCGCCATCAACCTCGCGTGGGGCACCCAGCGGGAGAACATCGCCGACAAGCGGAGCCACGGGACGCACCAGATCGGAGAGTCCCACCCCAGGGCCAAACTGACGAGGGCGGCAGTCCGCGACATCCGAACCAGCGCCGAGCCCGCGAGGGCTATGGCGGAGAAGTACGGAGTTGCTACCGTCACTATCTATTTCGTTCGGCAGCGGCGACTCTGGGCTCACGTTCCGTAGCCACCCAGCCACCTCCCTCGGGCTCACCTCCCGCGCATCCCGCCCGATGAGCACGGGGGGCCAGGGGAGGGAGGAGAGGACACCGCGAGCCATGCCGCCGAGGCTGATCGCCGGGTTCACACCATCGGGAACCGCGCCTGGCGCGACACAGAGCGCGCCGTCACCCCTGGTCCATCCGGTGCCAACCAGCCACCCCGCAACCCTCAGCGGGTCCGTCGCGAACGTTTCGCCCCCGAACGTCGCCCCACCCTCGCCCGTGTTGCTCCACCTCTCCCCGTCGTGGTCGACGTTGATCAGCCGGTTGCTCGCCGAAATAACGAGGTACTGCGCCACGCCCACCGCTCCCTCCAGCGGACGCTCGGCCCGCAACCGCTCCCACAGGGCGCGGGGCTCCTCGTCACTCCACCTACGGATGATGTCGGCGACAGCACGGCAGCCCTCGGGGCGGGTCAGCACGGACCACACGCGGGACCAGGGGCCAGGGTCGCACAG